ATTGTCGGCGATAATGGAATCGGTAATTTTGGCGACGAACTTGCATCATTCGGAACTAGTTTGCACTCATATTCAACCTCCATAACCACAGGAACAGGTATAAACGCAGATAAAGTATCCGAGTCAGTTAAAGTCGCTAAGTCTCTGGTCAAAATGGCAGAATGGCTTGACGATCATGATTACGATGAGATCGAGGACTTCCCTGATGCACTTACAACTCTCGGAACTAGCCTTAACACCTATTCATCCGAAGTAAAAGAAGTAAACCAGTACACTATTGAAGGGTCCGTTAATTCTATTAAGAAAGTTGTCAACATGATCAAATACCTTAATGGTATAGATTATTCCAACGTAAATGTACTCCCAGATAACCTTACTGATCTCGGCAAGAAGCTCAAGGCATTTTCTATGTCAGTTGCTGGAATAGACACAAATCAGGCTACTGCTTCTGTAACGGCATTGAGACAGATACTACACGCATTGGCTGATATGAAAAATACGGATTTCTCTGTAATAGAGACATTCAACAGCTCGCTTAAGAAGATAAGCAAATCAAGTGTTGATAATTTCATCAACGCGTTTAAGGGTGCTAATACTAAAGCCGTTAATGCAGCTAAAGGCATGATTGATAACTTAGTAAGAGGATTTACACTTAACAGTGGTAAAGTTAAGACTGCCTCATCTAAGGCGGTTCAGAACGCTGTAAAGGGCATCGAATCCAAGCAATCTGCTTTTGCAACCGCTGGCACCAAACTAATGAGCAATCTTGCTAAGGGAATTAGTCAGAAGACTGGTTCTGTTACTACTGCCGTGAGAACTGCGGTATCTAGTGCATGTTCGGCAATCTCGAGTCAATATACGGTTTTCTACAACCAAGGAACATACTTGGGTGCGGGTCTTGTGCTCGGTATACAGTCAAAAGAGCAGGCAGCTTATAACGCAGGTTATGCTCTTGGCCAAAAGGCAGCACAGGGTGAGAAGGATGGTCAGAAGTCTAACTCGCCATCAAAACTTACAATTCAATACGGTAAATGGCTTGGTGAAGGTCTGGTAATCGGTATTGAGAAGATGAATAAATCCGTCTACAATGCCGGTTATGGTATGGGTGAAACGGCGACAAACACAATATCTAAAGCGGTTTCCAGAATCTCGGATATGATGGATACTAGCATTGATAGTCAGCCGACAATTCGTCCTGTTGTTGACCTTAGCAATGTTCAGTCAAGTGCTGACACAATCAATGGTATGTTTGGCATAAATCCGTCAATCGGTCTCTTGTCAAACGTCGGAGCCATAGATTCTATGATGAACGCTTCACTTCAAAATGGAGCAAATGATGATGTCGTTTCTGCTATTAACAAACTTAACAAGAATCTTGAGAATGTTGGAGGAAATTCGTACGTCATCGATGGCATCACATATGATGATGGAAGTAACATTACAGATGCTGTTCAGTCTCTGGTAAGAGCAGCACGAGTAGAAAGGAGGGTGTAAAATGGCTACCTATACTGTCAAAAAGGGCGATTGCCTTTGGTCTATAGCCGAAGAGAAACTCGGAAGCGGTCTGAAATGGAAGGCGCTCGCTGATGTAAACAAAATATCGCAAAGCAACCCAGTAATCTATCCAGGACAGGTTCTTAATCTGGATATCAGCGGAAGTTCTTCTGGAACAACCACAACAAAGAAGAAAAATACGTCTAATAAGCCGACAATTCAGTATTTTGGAGTGCAGGCGGGAACCGATTCAACGATATTCGCAACTTGGTCTTGGGATAAGAGTCATACCGACAACTATAAAGTTATGTGGTATTACGATACCGGTAACAAGGTATGGTTCGTAGGTAACGACGGCACAAGCGACTATAAACAGAGTACGTACAGTGCCCCATCAAATGCCAAGCGAGTTAAGTTAAAGGTTAAGGCCATTTCAACTAAGCACACTGTTAACAAGAAAGAGGTCTCTTATTGGACCGGTGACTGGTCTACCGAGAAGATCTTTAACATGAGCAATACCCCTCCTGTAGCTCCATCAGCACCGAGTGTGGAAATCAAAAATTACAAGTTAACAGCAACTCTTGACAACCTTGATGCAAATGCTACCGAGATTCAGTTCCAGATCGTCGAGGATGACAAGAAAGTATTTAAGACCGGCAAAGCAAAAATAGTAACAGCGCACGCTTCATACTCGTGTACTGTTACTGCTGGTTCAAAATACAAAGTTCGTGCCAGATCAGTTAAGGACGGAAAGTACAGTGATTGGTCTGATTATTCAAGCAATTCTGAGACAGCACCGTCCAAACCATCTGGTATAACAACATGCCGGGCCAATTCAAAGACCTCGGTCTATTTGGCTTGGTCAAAAGTAGCAAACGCTACAAGCTATGACATTGAATATGCAACAAAGAAAAGCTATTTCGATGGTTCGGATCAGACTACAACCATAAGTAATGTCGAATTTACTCATTACGAGAAAACTGGTCTTGAAACTGGACAGGAATATTTCTTCAGAGTAAGAGCAGTAAATGACAGTGGTAAATCAGGGTGGACGACAGTTAAATCGGTTACTATCGGTAAACCTCCGTCTGCCCCAACCACTTGGTCATCTACTACAACAGCAATCACAGGCGATCCGTTGAACTTATATTGGGTTCATAACGCCGAAGACTCGTCAAAGCAGACTTATGCTGATCTGGAGTTGTATATCAACGGTGTCAAAGAGACTTATACGATAAAAAAAGAGACACCAGAAGATGAAGAAGAAACGACGAGTGTATATTCAATTGATACTTCGACATTCAATGAAGGAACAACAATTAAATGGAGGGTAAGAACTGCCGGTATCACCAAGGAATACGGTGATTGGTCCGTTCAACGAACCATTGATATTTATGTTCCTCCCACAATGTCGATTAACCTGACTGATTCGGCAGGTACACTTATTGAAAACCTCACGACATTCCCGCTTTATATTCGCGGTGAAGCTGGACCAAGCTCACAGACACCTATAGGGTATCACGTGGCTATAACATCTGGAGAAGCTTATGAAACGGTGGATCGTGACGGTAATCCAAAACTCGTAAATAAGGGAGAAGAGGTTTACTCTAAGAACTTTGATACGAATGAACAGCTATTGGTCGAACTCTCTGCAGGTAACATTGATTTGGAGAACAATGTCACTTACATAGTTACCTGCACAGTTACTATGAATTCTGGTCTGTCTGCCGAAGACACAGCTGAGTTTAAGGTAGCGTGGGAAGACGATCAGTATGCGCCAAATGCTGAGATAATTATTGACGGTAATGATTTGACGGCAAGTATAAGGCCATATTGCCTCGACGAGAATGACGAGCTGATTGAAGGATTAACTCTGTCTGTTTATCGAAGAGAGTACGACGGCACATTTACAGAAATAGCATCAGGACTTAATAATACTAGCAACACATATGTAACAGATCCGCATCCGTCCTTAGACTTTGCGAGATACAGAATAGTTGCGGTGACAAATTCTACCGGAGCAGTAAGCTATTACGACGTTCCAGGTGTTCCTGTTGACGAAAAAGCTGTAATTATTCAGTGGGAAGAAGACTGGTCATCATTCGATACAACAAATGAGGATAAGTTATTCGAACCAACTTGGGCGGGATCAATGCTGAGACTGCCTTATAACATCGACGTGTCCGATAAGCATAGTTCAGATGTTGAACTTGTTAAGTACATCGGACGTAGACACCCCGTAAGTTATTACGGAACACAATTAGGTGAGTCAGCTACTTGGAATGTTGAGATTGAGAAGGACGACAGCGATACGCTGTATGCACTTCGTAGGTTGGCTATATGGATGGGAGATGTTTATGTAAGAGAGCCTAGTGGCAGTGGCTATTGGGCCCACATCTCTGTTTCGTTTAAGCAAACACATTGCAATTTAACAATCCCAGTAACGCTGGACATAACGAGAGTAGAAGGAGGTATATAAGATGCCAGATTGGTCTGCGTCAATGCAGCAGACATTCGAGTATTATGTGGTGGATCCAATAACATGGAGAGACACAGAAAAGATCACAAATGTCAAGTCTTTCTCAGTCACTAGAGATTCTGATGCAGAGACGCTTGGTTCTGCAAGTATAGACGTGACCGATTCCCTTGGAGAATGTTATATACGAGCATACCTCATTACAATTCAAAATGGAGTTACTGAGAAGTTTCCTTTGGGTACTTTCTTGGTTCAGACTCCATCATCGAGCTTTAATGGTAAGATACGTAATGTTTCTATGGATGCTTATACTCCATTACTCGAATTAAAAGAGAATCCGCCTCCACTTGGTTACTCCTTGATGAAAGATGAAAACATCATGGATATCGCATACAGGCTTACACGAGAGCATGTTAGAGCTCCTGTCATTGAGACTAAGTGCAACACTAAACTGAGTTACGATTTCGTGGCGGACACAAACGATACCTGGCTGTCATTCTTAATTGACTTGATAGCCAACGCAAAATATTCATATGGGCTGGATGAACTTGGTCGTATTCTCTTCACACCGAAGCAGGATACGGCCTCTTTACAGCCGGTATGGACTTACAATGACGATAACAGCTCTATATTATTACCTGATTTTAGTATGGACCACGATCTCTATGGCATCCCAAATGTCGTAGAAGTGGTCTATTCTAATAATTTAGGAACACTATACTCAAGAGTCGTAAATGATGATGAGAATAGTCCTATCTCAACGGTTAATAGAGGGCGTGAAATAATACATAGAGTTACCGACCCAGAGTTAGCCGGAAACTCTTCTCAAAGGCAGATAGATGAGTATGCGGAGCAGTTGCTTCGTAATTTGTCATGCCTTGAATACACGGTGACTTATACACACGGCTATTGCCCAGTAAGGCTTGGTGATTGCGTGAGACTAAATTACACAAGAGCAGGCATAACTGACATGAAAGCCAAAGTAATAAGTCAATCAATTAAATGTACATCTGGATGCCAGGTGACAGAGAAGGCAGTCTTTACTAAGAGATTATGGAGGTGATATTGGCATGGCTCTATCTAGTGAATTGATATCTCAGTTTGTCAAAGCAACAAAAGATGACAGTAGCAGCGATAACAACGAATCTACTGTTTACGGTACCGTGAAGGAGTATAACGGTAAAAAGTATGTGCAGCTTGATGGCTCTGATTTACTTACTCCGATAAGTTCTACGACAGATACAAAAGCCGATGAGAGAGTCACTGTCATGATCAAGAACCATACAGCTACTGTTACTGGTAACATATCATCGCCAGCAGCAAGGACTGATGACGTTCAGGAGATCGGTAGCAAGATATCAGAGTTCGAGGTTGTTATTGCTGATAAAGTTGATACTAAAGAGCTTAATGCGGAACGAGCTAGGATTGATAATCTGGTTTCTGAGAATGCGATTATTCGAGGAGAGCTCGACGCCAATACGGCAAACATTAAAGAGTTAACTGCTGATAGCGTTAAGGTTAACGATACACTTACGGCTCATAAAGCAGACATCGAGGATCTTCAGGCTAAGAACGCTACTATTGAGGGGACTCTTACGGCTCATAAAGCTAGTATTGATGATTTGACGGCCGATAATGCAACTATCAACAGCACGTTAAACGCCCATAAGGCGAACATTGATGACCTGACAGCAGATAATGCGACTATAAAAGGCAATTTGACAGCAGCAGAAGCAAACATTGAGGATTTGAAAGCTAATAAGTTGTCTGTAACAGATGCTGAACTAAAGTATGCGAATGTTGATTTTGCTAACATCAATCAGGCAGCGGTAGAGAAGCTCTTCACCGATTCTGGCATCATTAAAGACCTGATCGTGAGTGAGGGTAAGATTACTGGTGAATTGGTAGGCGTTACTATCAAGGGTGACCTGATTGAGGGTAATACTATCGTTGCGGATAAGCTTGTTGTGAAGGGATCGGATGGTCTATATTACAAACTTAATACCGATGGTGTTACTACTGAGTCTGAGCAGACTGAGTACAACAGTTTGAACGGTACGGTTATTCAAGCTAAGTCAATCACTGCAACAAAGATCGCCGTTGACGATTTGGTGGCATTTGACGCTACTATTGGTGGATTTAACATCACTGAATCATCAATATATTCGGGAGTTAAGAACTCTGTTAATAATACGACTCGTGGAATCTATATGGATAACACCGGTCAGATAGCTTTTGGAGATGGCAGTAACTATCTGAAATACTACAAAGATACGGATGGAAGTTACAAGCTTGCTATCTCTGCACGAAGCATCAAAATGGGTGCCAGTGGCAAGAATGTCGAAGAAGCTATTAATGACGTCAAAGCTGACATAGACAACGTACGAGACGAAATTACAACACTTCTTAGGATAGAGTCTTCAAGGGGTACAGTATTCAAAAGTGATAGGGTGGCTACTGTCTTATCCGTTGTGCTATATCACGGAAAACAGAGAATAACAGACAGCGCTACTATGAAACAAGTATTCGGCGACAAGGCATATTTGCAGTGGAAATGGCAGAGGCTGGACGACGAATCATTCGGAATCCTATCATCTTCAGATTCAAGATTTGGAGATAATGGATTCACATTTACTTTATCGCCAGATGACGTAGATACAAAAGTTACGTTCATGTGCGAATTGATGGTTTAAGTAAAACGTTAATAAACAGACCCTTCCTCTAGCAATGAGGTTGGGTCTTTTTAATTTTAAAGAAAGAAGGAATTCAAAATGGCAATTAAGGCAGCAGATCAGTTGACAATTATCGACGTAACCGACGCGTATTCAGTCATGCTGACAAGTGAGGCATACACATTCGTAGGTGGAACTGGCGGAGTAGCTTCCGGCCAAACTTGTACAACGGAGGCAGTGGCATTCTGCGGAACAAATCAGTGTACATCGGTTAATGTAACAGCGGCAGATATTGTTTGTCCAACGGGTATCAGTGCAGCCGTTGCAAACAGTGGAACATCTAAAGTTAAGATCACATTTACTACCACGGCTACAATCTCAGCGGCTTGTGAGGCTACTATTCCTGTAGTAGTTGACGGTATTACGATGAATAAGAAGTTCTCTTTCGCTGTGGCTAAGGCAGGTACTAATGGCCAAAACGGTACTTCCGTAACAGTATCATCGACCTCAATAACATACCAGGTTGGTACCAGCGGAACAACAAAACCAACTGGAGAATGGTCAGCAACAATTCCTACTGTCGCTAAAGGCCAGTATCTCTGGACTAAGACAGTCGTTAAGTATTCTGATGGTAAGTCGACAGAAGCATATAGTGTTTCTTATCAGGGAACAAACGGTCAAAATGGTCAAAATGGTACATCTGTTACTGTATCTTCAACGTCTGTAACATATCAGGTAAGCTCAAGCGGCACAACTACTCCGACTGGTACATGGGGCACTTCTGTTCCAAGTGTGCCAAATGGGCAATTCTTGTGGACTAAGACGGTTGTAACTTATTCCGATGGTAAGTCAACTACTTCATACAGCGTGTCATACAAAGGAACCAACGGTACTAATGGTACAAACGGCAAGGATGCTATTACAGTAACAATAACATCTTCGAATGGCACAATCTTTAAGAATAACTCTGGTTCTACAGTGCTTACGGCTCATGTATTCGAAGGTGCTGTCGAGCAGTCTATTACCGATGCTGGTGTTGTAGCAGGTAGTCTCGGTACTATTAAATGGTATAAGGGTACTAGCACAACGGCAGTAGCTACTGCTAAGACCCTCACAGTTGCAGCTACGGACGTACTCAATTCCCAGGTATATACTTGCCAGCTTGAATAGGAGGTGTTAAGCAATGGCAGTAAAAGCCAAAGCAGAGATAACACTCTCTCGAATTATAGATATTGAATCTGTAACTCGGTATTACTTACTTCAGTCCTCAACAGCGAGTGTGCCGTCCAAACCGACGGCTAACCCGCCTGGGGGTAACTGGAAAACAACAGAGCCATCATATACATCAGGCTCTACTAACACATTATATTTTGTTGATTTAACTGTCATGACAAATGGCACATTCAGTTATTCAGCAGTCTCTAAGTCCAGTAGCTATGAGGCAGCTAAAGAGGCATGGAATAAGGCGAATAATGCTCAAAATACGGCAGATTCAAAACCAGATTTAGATGATGTAAAAGACTATGTAGCAAGCCGTGGCGAGAATCTTGTTACAAACGGTACCTGCTTGCTTAGAGATAATACAAACTTCTCGCAATTCACGTATGTGGGCGATGACACGTATTATGCTGGAGGATGCTTTAAAGCATCCTCCACAAGTTCTAGTGGTACAAACAGGACCAACGATGAGTATATTCCGGTGGACACATCATCAGCATATACGCTCTCATACTGGATCAAGTCAAGCAATGCCTCAGCTAGATACTATGACTATATAGGATGCTATGATATCGACAAAAAGGTCATTGCTGCGTATAACGTAATGTGGGTTAGCGGTTCGACTACAACCTTAGCAAAAGATCTCAAACCTGGTGATACGAAGGTATACTTGACTAGCATTGCCGGATTTAACAAGAATCTTACAAACTATTGGCATCGTGGTTTTATATTTTGGAATTATAAGAATTCAAAAGGCTATGTATATCCCGTTGAAACATATTCACAATATTCTTATTATAGTCTATGGGATGATGCTAGTGCATTCAATCCTGCAGATAACTCGATAACTCTAAATAAGCCTTGGGCATATGTTACATTTCCTGCAGGAACTCCAGTATCACAGAGAAGTGAGGGATCTACTTTTTCTTATTTGAATTCAGATTTTATTGCATCTCCTGAAAATACTTGGATTCATAAAACCGGAACTATTCAAGGAATTGGTAAAAACAACGAAAGCGGCAAATTCAAAGAAGGCACCGCTTTCGTAAAGGTGGGTTGGCTATTAAATCGAGAAGTTTCTTCTGGGGCATCATGCTGGTTGTCAACAATCACATTCACCAACAATGCAAGTTTATCTGATGTGAAGGCCACGTCAGATGCTATTACAGCGGCAAATACGGCTATGGATGCACTTGCCGATCAGGTTGATACTCGTATCACAGCTACAGAAACGGATATAGATGCTGTTAATCAGGTCATTTCAAACCTGATTGTCGATGAGAATGGCGGTTCATTAATGAAGCAAACGACTGATGGTTGGGTCTTTTCAATGGCAGAAATAATGGGGCAAGTACAGCAGGCAACCGATGACTTAAAGACTCTCGAAGGTAACCTCGATGATCAAGGCGGTAGTATCGATGCGTTGCAAAATGCGGTAAACGCTTTAGAGACATTGACGAGTTATGTTCGTATTACTACCGAAGGAGACGAGCCTTGTATTGAGCTCGGCAATCACGGAGCATTCAAAGTTCGTATCACGAATACATCAATCGACTTTATGGACGGTACTTCAATACCTGCCTACATAAACAATCAGTCTCTCAAAATAGATAAGGCTGAGGTAGAAAACGAGCTTGCATTCGGAAAATTTGCATTCAAAGAACGAGATAACGGAAATATGGGATTAATTTGGAAGGGGTGATAATCCGTTATGGCAACATTAAAAACCGCACAATTTGGTAGCGGAACTTGTCCTCAGGCGCAGCTTGATGTAACAGTATCGAGTAATACTGCGACGACGGCTACATTATCCTGGACTCTTAAGTGGGTTACTCATGGGTACACAGTATCGGCAAGTAATAGTAAAAGCTACACTGTAAAGATAAACGGTTCGACAGTCAAGAGTGGTACTTTTGCTATTAACGGTAAAACCACCCAAACAATAACAAGCGGTACGGTAACGATAAATAAAGGCACGGCAACCAAGTCAATTCCTTTGTCGTTATCTTTTGATATGTCGTATTACTGGGGTAGCACGTATGGCGGCACAAAAACTGCTTCCGGATCAATCTCGGTTGGCGCAAAGACATCATATAAGATTTCTTACGACGCTAACGGAGGTTCAGGTGCACCATCTGCTCAAACAAAATGGCATGGTACTGACATAAAACTCTCGACCACAAAACCATCAAGAACGGGCTACACATTTTCAAAATGGAATACTAATGCTTCCGGAACCGGTACTTCGTATAACTCAGGAGCTACATATACTGCTAATGCAGCGACAACTCTGTATGCCGTATGGAATCAGATTACGTATACCATTTCTTACAACGCTAACGGAGGTTCAGGTGCACCATCTGCTCAGACTAAGAAGTATGGAACGGCTTTAACTCTGTCTTCAACCAAACCAACTCGTGCAAATTACACATTCAAAGGATGGGCTACGTCTTCAACCGGAGGCGTGGCTTATTCTGCTGGTGGAAGGTACACGGCAAACGCTAAAGTCACATTGTATGCGGTTTGGGAATTGACATATACAAAACCGGTTATTTCAAGTCTTAAAGCGATTCGTTGCGATTCAGAAGGTACCGCCGTAGAGACGGGCACCTATGCAAAAGTCACATTCAATTGGTCTACTTGTACCGTAACGGGCAACACGGCAACTGTTTCGTCAATCAAAATAGTGTGGGGAAGCACAAGTGTCTCTCCAGCAGGAAGTGGATCAAGTGGAAGTGTATCTCAGGTAATTGGTGCCGGCGCACTTAGTGTGGACAGCTCATACACAATTACCGTAGTGGTATCGGATAGTAAAAGTGGAGACACAAGTAAGACCATAACTTTGGGTGGCACAAAATTTCCTATCGACTTTAAATCGGGAGGATCTGGTGTATCCATGGGTAAACCAGCAGAGCTTGCGAATGTATTTGATGTAAACTATCAAGCTATATTTAGAGCTGGATCGGATGTTTCACCAACTACCGCTAATACCGGTACTATCATTATCGGTAATCCATCCGGAACGCATCTTGCCATGGACGGAAACGAAATTATGGCAAAGAGCAATGGCACAACTGCCGGAAATCTGTTTATACAATGCGATGGTGGAATGCCTTGTCTTAGTAACAATACTGCTCAAGTCGGTAAGGTTCGTTTTCAAAACGAATGGATAGGTTTTTATAGCTCATATACTGACGCTAGAAATAACACAAACCGAAAAGGCTATATTGGTCATGATGCTGGTGATGATCTAAAGATATATAACGAAGTATCTGGAGGATGCATATCGACAAATGTAACCTTGCAAACCGCAGGCACATTCAGATTGAATGCAGCATACTCGACTTCTACTTCTTTGAACTGTCGATGGAAAGATGGTCTGATACATGACTTGATAAACAGTAGCTCTGATGGACTTAGCAGCTATATCGGACCGGTGTCGACTAGCGACGGAATGAAAAGTGTAACCAACATAAGAGGTTATACTGTTCGTCTGTACAACCATGGAGGCGGTACATATCTCGGCTCTAGTGGAAGTACGGCAATCACCTCAGATAAGAATCTCAAAAAAGATATTTATGATCTGAGTGATAAGTATGTCGAATTCTTCATGAAGCTGAGACCTGTAACTTACAAGTACAATGCCAAGGAGAATATCGGTCACAGAGATCATCTAGGCTACATAGCTCAGGAGGTTGAGGATGCACTTACTACAAGTGGTCTGACCACCGAGCAGTTTGCTGGTATATGTATCGAGAAAGATGTAACACTTGACTTCGAGGAGGATTCATCTCTGACCGATGAAGAGCGAGAGGCTAATAAGATACATTATGACAAGTTATATTCTCTGAGATATGAAGAGTTCATTGCCTTGAATACTCATATGATTCAGCAGGCATACAAAAAGATAGAAGAACAACAGACTGAGATTGATGATCTTAAAGCAAGATTATTAAAATTAGAAAGTATGATGGGAGGACTGAAGAATGAATAAGAAATTTTGGAAAGCAATTGCGATACGTGCAATCCGTACAGTCTGCCAGACAGCTGTAGCGTTGATTGGAACTGCGACATTCGTTGAAGACGTAAACTGGGTTGCAATTACATCTGCCTCACTCTTATCTGGTGTGGTATCCGTACTGACGTCTATCGCCACCGGACTACCTGAAGTAGATAAGTAGTAGGTGGTCAGAATGAATGAGACAGAATTTGTCGGATATTTGGTTCTGGCTGTCATTACTCTTGGCGGATTTATTGCTGTAATAATGAAGTTCGTGCAACCAATAAACGATTTACGAATTGTTATTCAGAAGTTGAATGACACGATTGACACACTCAAAACCGATAATGTTACTCAGAATCAAAGAATCAAAAAACACGGGGAGCAGATTGACGATCTTAATCATCGTGTAGGTAAAATCGAAACTAAGATTGAGACCTATCGTAAGTAAAGAATAAAGGCTCCGTCAATATGACAGGGCCTTTTATTTTTTATCCCAATTTCTTATCATCTTTAGTTCCAATTATCTCATAACCATATTTTAATCTCTTAGGGAGTTTATGATGTTTTCTTCCCTCATATCCTAGTGCCTCATCAATAGCATTCCTTGCACACCTATTTGTCTTGTAGATGTTATTATCTCCTGGGATCGTTATGGTCCAACCATTCTTATAACCCTCAATCCAATATCCGCGGTATTTGAAGTCTGCTCTTTCTACTGCTGTATCTTTCCATACTATTCTCATTTATAGTTCCTCCAAGCGTTGTTTTGTCAACGTGTATATCATCGGGGCGCTATAAAAATAACACCATAACGATATACACGAAGGGTAAAAGTTAACCCCCACTTTATTGGTGTAGGTCTATGTCTAATATGAATTCTACATCATTTTCGCGACTGAATTCAATTCTGCTGATTATCTGTTTTAAGGATTCATTTTTAGTAGCCGCATCGAGTCGATCGTCTTGTATTGTCATCAATGCTTCCGATACAAGTATTAGCTTTTCCTCATACTCTTCTTTTTCTGGAATAGTATATTCCAAGTCTTCTATTTGCTTTTCCAACGTTTCCAATCGTTGATTGGGGATTGCCTTACGCTCTACAAACTCATTATTCGTAATGTCATCATTCTCCCACGAATCAAATAATTTCGACTTCTTCTTTTCTATTTTATGCATCTCTTTAACAAGAGCATCTATTTGCTTCTGTATGTCATTCTCGTCTATATCAGGAGAGTTCTCTATCTTAACTTCAAAATCGTCTACGTACGTACGCAACGCATGAGTAACGGCTGCAACAACATCACTAGCTATTGCCGACTTGACTCTGCATCCTGAGGCATTACTCTTATGAACGATTCGGTCACTACGAGTCTTGTCATAAGGCTGCAAATGCATAGACTTGCCACATTTCTTGCAATAGACTAAGCCAGCAAGAGGATTTTTAAGTCGCAATCCAGAACGAGTACGATCTTTGTAAAATTTCTTTTGAGCTTCTCTGAATGTCTCCTCATCGACCAAAGCGTCTTTCATGTGTTTGCCATCATATAGCATATACTGATCTGAGTGATAACGTGGGCGAGTTATTTTAAGTTCGCCATTAACCATAGTCTTAATTCTCATACGATTATTCCATCTGACTTTTCCCATGTAAACCGGATTTGTCAAATAAGTTTTAACCGAATCTTTAGTCCACTCAGTATCTCCTCGATATGTCGGAGCACCCATAGCGGTTAATCGTTTTGCTATGTCATGAGTTGATAGACCGTCTTTAACTGACCATTCAAATATTTTCTTAATGTAAGGAGCCTCAATTTCGTTAGGGACTAGTGTACGCTTTGTCTTGGTCTTTACAATATTGTATCCGTACGGACGATAAGCGCCCATGTAATTTCCTTCGACAACCGCTTGTCTACGGCCACGGTCCATACGTTTGTGGATCATCTTATATTCTCTACGAGACATAAATAGTTCAAATTCCATGTATTCTTCGTCTTCTTGAGAGTGAGCTACGTCATATGTCTTAGTTGGAGTTACAACTAGCACGCCGTTATTCATATTTGAGTATTTAAGACAGTCCATAATTGTTTGAGCATCACCTTGATTACCACGAGATAAACGAGTTACTTCAACTATGAGGATGCCTTTATATTTTCCTTTATAGCAATCTTCGAGTAACTTCTGTATCTTGGGTCTACCGGCAATAGACTCACCAGACTCTAATTCGGTGTATATTTCACCAATGTAAAAACCTTTTCTAGCTGCAAGTTCTTCTAGCATTTTCCTATGCCGAGCTAGTGTCTCTCCTTCACCGAGTTTTTCGGCTTCTAAATCTGCTCTGGATTTTCTTAAGTAAATTGCATAAACATCCATATCCAAAGCTTTAGATGTTACGTTATTCATATCAAATGTTGTCATGGAGTCACTTCCTATATCTATAATGTACTTGCCAAGGAATAAAGTTGGCATCACCTCCTTCGCGTTATTTTCAACTCCCTTTTATTTTTGTCTCTGTGAAATTAAGAATCTACCATACTCCATAAGCTTCTCGTGCTCCTCATCAGTAAACGGGTCCATGCTGAACGCTTTATGCCATGCTTCTACATGCCTTACATAGGTTTCGTTTACTGACGAATATATGGCCTCTTCTTCACCATCTGATATTTTTGTAGATAGCATTTCTTTAGTATTCCACCCCATTAAATGAGCAGGGGTTGTGTCTAAAGTTTCAGCGAGTGGATTAAGAATGCTCAATGGCAAATTCTCAATATCTCCATTTTCATATCTATATATCGTTGTTCTATTCTTACCTAGTTTAGATGCAAGATCATCGATCGACATACCTCTTTTCGTTCGTAAATTCTTTATTCGTTTTCCTATAGACATTATCTTGTCTCCTTTCTGACAAAACTTATCATATATTAATATTTGCATACGTGCAAACAAAAAGCAAACCTAGATTAAAATATTTGCATTTTATGCGAAAAAAATGTATTGACAGAAAAATTGGAATGGTGTTATCTTTTAGATGTTGCATGAAACGCAACCAGAAAGAGGTGTATGTATTGGATGCAAATAAAATAATTTTTAAGATTTTTGAGAAGAGTTTACATGTTGATACAGCTGCTGAACTATACAAAAAGATTTCTCGTAATGAAGAGATAACTATAGGTGATGCACTCAAACTGAAAGAACTCCTGAATCTTACCAATGTAGAGGCAATTGATATTTTCTTATCTTAGAGGTGTTTGTATATGAAAACATACAGATTTAAAAACGCTATTGTGCACGTTCATGGAAAGGTGAGTAAGGAAAGACTTGAAAAAGCCACTATCAAACTCGTAAAAGGCTCCCAGAGATATAAGAGAGGAGCGAAGAAGTATTGGCAACAATGATTCGTCCTGAGGTTTCTAAAGATAATAAATACTGGATTGATAAGCATCGTCATTACGAGCTTAAACATTTTTGCTTGCAATATCCTGAATGGAAGAAAGAATACAGACGGAATCCTGGAATCCCATCTTCTTTAGTAGATAGATTGGCGAGTGATAATATCCCAGGAGATCCAACAGCAAAGCATGCAATGCGAAAACTCTATTGTCTCGAACGAATTAAGCTTATCGAGCGTATTTCGAAAGAGGCGGATGAGGATTTGCATGATTATATTTTAAAAGCAGTGACAGAAGGACTGTCTTATACATACTTAAAATCACAAATGAACATACCTTGTAGCAGAGATACTTATTATGACAGATACAGACGGTTTTTCTGGCTGCTGAATGAATCAAGAGATTAAGGAGAGATAAACATGAGAAGTAGAACAAAAATTGAGATCAGAAATAAGGCTAGATTAATACATTGTCTTGCCGCTATTTTGGAGTATGATGCGGAAAACCTTAAAAATGACGCAAACTTATGCCATCCAGATGACCTATTCCGAACTATACGAGATACAAAGGATACATTGCAGAATATCGCCGATACGATAACTGAAATTGAGTACGAGTTATATTTAGATTCGCGAAAAAAACATGTACCTTTATGAAGAAATTAAAAGGAGGAATTTATCATGAAAGGATTTTTCACAGAATGGTGGGATATTCAGAGAGAAGAAAGAGCTATGGAGAAGGTGTACATGAAGAAACACGGTAAAGGTGTTGTCTTACTGAATGCATCTCTTATAGCGGTTCCTATCGCTGCAATGGCCATTTATGGAAAAGCTAAAAACAAAGATAAAAAGAAAGAGCAAATTTCTGAAGGAGAGGAGTCCTAATTTAGGATTCCTTTTCTTTTTGCTCGCATTAAAAACATACTCCTTTATGAGGAAACTCATACATATTTTTAAGGAGGAATTTATATATGGCGAGAATAGTAAAAGTAAAGGATTTACCAAAAAAGAAGACAACGACGAGGAATAGCTTGCAGATATTGCTTGGGGAATTCTACGAGAGTGATGCTATATTCGGAAAATACGAATACAGCGAAAACAATTACGTAGATGTCCACAGTGCTGCAAATGCACTTCGCGTGGCTGCTAAAAGAGGTAAATTTCCAATCAAGATTCACCAGAGAGGAAATGAAGTTTATCTTGAAAATGTAAGAGTTTAAAAGGATTGCCCTACATGGGCTTTCCTTTTTCTTTTATCCTAGATTAAATTTTATCTAAGCTAGCTTAAATTCCGTACGTGGGTGACGACAAATGATGTTATTTTTGTAATGTCGAAAAAATCCCGGGGTTGGAATTTTTGAAAAACATTTTAGAAAGGAGGGTTTTAGTTGGATATTTTGACACTGATTATATCCTGTGCGGGTATGTTCTTCTGCGGTTTTGTTGCTGGTTCAATATTCGAGGCTACTAGAAATAGAGCTAAAAACGAGCCGGTGGGTACACTCAAGGTCAACAATTCTGATCCGGACGGTCCATATTTATTTTTGGAATTATCGACTTACCCAGAAGACATAATGCAAGAAGAGTATGTCACCATGAAAGTCGAAACGCGAGAGTAGCACGTTCTTTTATGGAACGATTAGTTCACAATATTTTTAGGAGGAATCGAAATGGACAAGCTGAGGAAAAGGCACGATGAAGAGTTGAACAGAATGTACGATAAGCTGGCAAATTTGGAGCCAGGTTCAGACGAGTACGAGAAAATGTTGGCAGAGATTGCGAAGGCAACAAACGTAAGAAACGAATCTAAGAAGGTTGGAAATGAAAAGAAAGACCTTATGATTAAGATCGGTACGGTTGCTGCTGGAGTGCTCCTGACACCAATTATTGATACCGTCTGCAAACGTAGCTTAGCTGGATTTATCGGCAAAGTCGAGCAGATGGAGACTTTCACATCGACGCCAGGAAGAAGCATGGCTAGTTGGTTCAAGTGGAAGAACTGAACTGATTAATTTAAAGGAGGACGCTAAGGAAACTTAGTGTCTTTCTTTTTCTTTCTTACACGAAAATAACAAGGGGTATTATGAAGAGAACGATGAAAGAGGAATCACGGGATGATTCAGGGAGAGATTAACTGAACTTATAGGAAACAAGGAAAGGGATTGATCACCTGAGTACGGAAGGGTTAAGCCGTCGTTCTCTTTTGCTTTTATCCTAATCGAAAGGGCGAGTACCAATGAAAGACTCACGAACATTACAAAAACTGTCACTCAAGTCAAGGGGATTCTTAAGAAACAACTCTGCTACTATTCTAACAACTGTAGGAGCAATTGGAGTAGTAGGGACTGCTGTATTGACGGCTAAAGCCACCACTAAGGCAAATGATATTTTAGAGGAGGCTACAATTGAGAAGGGGGGAAAAGCTTACTGTAAAAGAGAAAATCGTTGTAGCAGGTCCAAGTTATATTCCTGCTATTCTAATGGGAACAGTCACTGTCTCTTGTATTTTTGCGGCAAACGTCCTTAATAAACGCCATCAAGCGGCTTTGGTTAGTGCGTATGCGATGCTGGATCAATCTTACAAGCAATATCAAAGTAAAGTAGAAGAGTTCTATGGCGAAGGATCTAATAAGAATGTTAAGAACGAAATTGCTAAAGACGAGTATAAGAAAGTCTCAATTAGAGTAGATGATGGTAAAGAGCTGTTCTATGATGACTACTCTAAAAGATATTTTGAGTCAACTAAAGAGAAAGTCAAGCAAGCAGAATACACTTTAAATCGTAATCTTGTAATGAGAGATTATGCATATTTGAATGAGTGGTACGATGAATTAGATTTAGACCTTTTGGACGAAGGTTACAAACTAGGCTGGACCATGGGTCAATGTATGGATATGTACTGGCAACCTTGGATTGACTTTGCTCATAGCAAAATTGAACTTAATGACGGACGAGAATGTAACGTTATTCGAATGATGGAAGAGCCTATCCCTGATTTTGAAGATTATTAAACAAATTGATAAGGGGCCTTAATGCAAGGTCTCTTATTTTTCTGTGAGGTTTTATGAGATATCATTACGAGAAACCAAGTATGTTTATGTCTATGTATGGACAGATTTATATTTGCAATCACCCTGTTTATAGTAAATGCACATTATATAAGATAGGAAATAAAGGTTTAGCAGTGATTCAGCAACGCCATGATCCAATCTCCAAAACGACTTGGTGTGGCGAGATAGATTCGTGGCTTACTGACGAATTATATTTACATAGAGGATTCAAAGAGTTCTTCGACTCTCGTGCAGGTGAATGTACGGACGGCTTATACCCTACAGTGACAATACGTCAAATCATGTGGGCATTAAAGGTAAAGCCGATGAAAAGAGAACGCTGGGAAACATGCTTTGATAGACGAAATATTTGATTCGCGAGATTAACATTCTCTTTTATGAAAACCAAAATGGTTATTGTTTTACTTAAGGAGGAATTTATTATGAACAAAATGCCAAAAATGGAGGAACTAACTGGATTAGTAGAAACCGTTAAGATGAGCGTCGAGTTGCAAGAGCTAATGAGTATTGTTGCTTTTGATGCTAAAGAAAAGGAGATGCTTGATCGACGGATTTTACTAACTAAACAGTTGGGATTCCAACTGGCACTTGCAAATGCCACAATTAAGGAACTTAACAAATGTGGTACTGAGGAAGGGGAATAAGCTTCGGCTTTTCCCTTTTCGCCAAAACAACAAATCCTATAATGAAAGGAGAAACATATAAAGAAATAATAAATTGTGGTTACGAAACAACAGATATAGTTTTAAAAGATTAGAGCTTCGGCTCTTTTCTTTCTTCGCGCAATTTACACCTCCTTTAATGGAAGATTACATATTTCAAAGGAGGAATTATAAATGATTATATTTACAATCTTATTAATTGCGTTAGTCCTAATAGTGGTTATTGGTGTACTTAGCATTGGAATTGCTGGAGGTGCATCAATCATTCTATTCGGTGATGTGATTATATTTGGGTTGATCGCGTATTGGATCATTAAGAAAATTATCAAGAAGAAAAAGAAGTAATCTAAAAAGCGGAGTCGAAAGACTCTTGCTTTTGTTTTCGCGATTTTTACACTTTCTTTAATGGAACGAAACGATTAAAAGGGGGTGATGATTATGACAATCCTAGGAATAGCATTGGTCGTAATCGGAATCGCGATTATTATTAAAGATTCCAACAACGGAGACTCATAATGAGTCTCTTTTGTTTTTATATTACCAGCAAAGCTGGAATTTTCTGCAGATGCGGATAAATGAAAGGAGTTTTAAACCATGAACAACACATTTTTAAAACGGCATTCATCTACCATTCTTACGGTGATGGGTGCAATCGGAGTCGGAGCAACCGCCGTGATAGCGGTAAAAGACACACCAAAAGCACTGAGGATTCTTGATGAGGCAGAGCAAGAAAAAGGAGAAGAGCTTACAGTTAAGGAGAAAATTATAACGGCAGGTCCTGTTTATATTCCGGCTATAGCTGTAGGTGTCTCCACAATCGCTTGTATATTTGGGGCAAACGCACTTAACAAGCGTAATCAGGCTGCGCTTATGAGCGCTTATGCATTACTCGATCAATCCTATAAAGACTATAAGCGTAAAGTCAGCGATATTTACGGTGAGGATGCAGATAAGAGGATCATTGAAGAAGTGGCCAAAGAAGAACTCGAACCTCGAGATAATACAGATGATACAGATGACTCAAATGTAGTTACTATATTTGACGGCACAACTATGCGCTCGTTCGAATCAGTTCTCGATAGGATTACTACGGATGATGGTATGGAGATCTACTGCATTGAGACACCACAAGAGTTACCTTGGTTTGATTAATTTCGCAAGAATAGCATCGACTTTAATGAAAGGAGTGAATGTCTAATGAATAAAAAAATCGAATGGACCAAAATTATTGGTCTTGCTGGTATGGCGTTAGGTTTTGCTGCAACTGCAATATCTAATTATGCAAGTGGCAAAGAGCAAGAAAAGGTTATCGAGGAAAAGGTCAACGAGGCATTGGCTAAAAAAGACGAGGAGTCCTAATCAAGGGCTCTTCCGTTTTGATGTCATAAATAAAAAGGAGGAAAAACTTCATGACAAAGGAAACACTAACTAAGTTCACCAGAAGTTTAAAAGGTACGGTGACGAAACGCAGTCCAGAGATACTTACTGGCATAGGTATTGCTGGCATGATCACATCCGTCTTTCTCGCAGGAAAGGCGACGGTTAAGGCTGTGCGAATTGCAGATGGGCTTGATCATATTGATAGGAATACTTATGATGTTGTAAGCCCAACAAAGAAAGAAGTCGTTAAGGCGTGTTGGAAACTTTATATTCCCGCAGTGCTCACAGCGACGGCTTCTACTGCTTGTTTGATCGGTGCAAGCTCAGTCAACCTCAAGCGTAATGCCGCAATTACAGCTGCTTATAAACTTTCAGAAACGGCCCTTGCAGAGTATAAGGATGCCGTTGTCGAGACAATTGGCGAGAAGAAAGAGAAAGTAGTAAAGGAAAAAGTTGCTAAAAAGCAGATCGAGAAGAAACCTTTGAACTCTGGCAATGTTATTGTCACGGACAGAGGCAGTGTTCTATTCTTTGATCCTATATCAGCAAGATACTTCAAGTCGGATATGAACACAATCAAGAGTGCTGAGAATGCAATTAACAAAAGTATATTAAGCTCTGCTTTTACTGATGGAGCATCTCTTAATGACTTCTACGACGAAATCGGTATCCCGCATTCGAGTGTCGGCGATGATATGGGTTGGAATGTTGATAACCTGCTTGAGATTTATTGTTTCTCGCAAATAGCAGGTAAAGAAACAGAGTACGAAGGCATGCCTTGTATTGTGCTCGATTATGTCAATCCGCCTAAGTACGACTATTGCTAATTCGCGAAAATTGCAATGCATTTTATGAGAACGAAATGTTCCGAATTTATATTATTGAAAGGAGTCTTTGAAAATGGAAGACAAGGAAATTATGGAAGTTACAAACATTGACGAGGTTACATCTGATAACGTAGAGGTTATCGATACGCCCGAACAGAAGTCAGACGACAAAGGATGCGGACTTATACTTAAGGTCGGTCTTGTTGCGGCTGGAGCTGCTTTGGCTACCGTGGCAGGTAAGCTGAGACAGAGAAAGAAGCGCAAGGACGAAGAAAAGGAAGAGTCCGAGAAGGTTGAGTATCTGAAAAGTAAGGGTTATCGTGTCTATGCTCCAGATGAAGCGCCAGTGCGCGACTTGGAAGTTGAAGACATTGAAGAGATGGAAGAAGAATAAACGAAACAAAAGTTCTAACAAGAGGGAGGTACCTGAACAAGGTATTTCCCTTTTTGTTTTATTGAAAGGAGTAAATTCTAATGGCCGATATTAAAACAGGTCCTAATCCAGACAAAAAGAAAGTCGAAAAGGTCGTAAGTGGTAATGTAAAAGTTAAGAAAAAGAATGGTGTAACAAAGTTTGCTGACACCTTTATATCCGAAGATATTCACAACGTGAAGTCTTACGTTATCACAGATGTACTTATCCCATCGATTAAGAGAGCAATCTCAGAGATGGTCACAAACGGAATTGATATGATTCTGTACGGTAGCACCGGCGGAAGATCAAAGAGAAGTTCTGCCGATAGGGTTTCTTATAGAAACTACTATGACAGACGTGATGATGACCGTTATCGCGATAGGGATAGAGTAAGAACATCCCCATATAGCTTCGATGATATCGTGCTCGACAGCAGAGGTGAAGCAGAAGAAGTCCTTGCAAGAATGGACGAATTAATTGACCAATATGGAATTGTATCAGTGGCTGATCTATATGATCTTGTAGGTGTAAGTGGTAATTACACGGACAATAAGTACGGCTGGACAAACATTCGTAATGCAGAACCTATCAGAGTAAGAGACGGATATATGCTGAGACTTCCTAAGGCTCTTCCTATTAACTAAGGAGGTCTATGTATGAGCGATATTTTGAGAACCGAGTATTCGGAGCAATTCGATAAGGAACGTAAACACAGAATTGAGGTTTCATATTTTAAGTATGGACCAGCAAGAAAGAACTTTGCAGAAGGCAGGGTTGATGCTATAGCAACAGCAGAACTCTGTCTTGATGCATTTAAGAAAGACCATAATGCAGAGCATCTTATCGATGCTGCAAACTATTTGATGTTCAGGTTTAAGTATCCAATGCCTGGAGATCATTTCACACCAACAGATTCAAACGGCAGTGTTGGTACTGTCGGAACACCAATAAATTTTGAAAAGGAGTTTTAAATCATGAAAACAGAACTTATGAACAAGATGTCAAGAAGCTTCCACAAGCTTGGCCTCAATGTTAAAAAGCACAGCCCGGAAATTCTTCTGGTTGCTGGTATTGCTGGTGGCGTAACCAGCGCAGTAATGGCTTGTAAAGCCACAACAAAAGCGGGTGCAATTCTTGATGACATGCACGATCAGATGGACAAAATTCATCAGGTAGCACAAATGGAAGACGTAGATTATACAGAGCAGGATCTGAAGAAAGATACAACAATCGTCTACACTCAGACTGCTGTCAAGTTTGCTAAGCTTTATGGTCCGGCTATTGTTCTTGGTGCCGCATCTATAGCAAGTATTCTCGCAGGACACAACATTATTCGTAAGCGTAACGCTGCTCTCACTGCCGCATATGCCGCTGTAGACAAGGGCTTCAAGGAATACAGAAGTAGAGTTGTTGATCGTTTCGGCGAGGGTCTTGATAAGGAGCTTCGTTATGGTGTAAAGGCTGAAGAAATTGAGACAGAAGTTGTTAACCCAGAAACAGGCGAAGTTACAACAGAAAAAGAAACAGTCAATAATGCTACTGCCCAGTACAGTGATTTTGCAAGATGCTTTGATGACGGATGCGTCGGTTGGAGTAAAGACGCAAACCTTAATCTTATGTTCGTACGCAGAATGCAGGATTGGGCAAACGACAAACTTAAAACACAGGGACACCTGTTCTTGAATGAGGTTTATGATATGTTCGGCTTTGACCGTATTCCAGCGGGTCAGGAAATTGGTTGGCTTTATGATCCAAAAAGAAACGACCTTGCAAACTTCGTAGACTTCAATGTATATGATATTAATAAGGAAGCAAATCGTCTATTTGTAAATGGTAAAGAGCGTAACATATGGCTTGACTTCAACGTTGACGGTGCGGTATTTGATCTTATGTCTAAAAAGAGAAAGAGTGATAAATAATGACCGGAAGAGATCTGATCATCTTAATCATGTCCAATCATCTTGAAGATGAGGAGGTTTTTAAAGATGGTAAACTCATAGGCTTTATTGACGAAAAAGAAGCAGCGGTTGAGCTTGAAGTGGGTACAGATACGGTAATTGCGATGTACTCGCTTGGCTTGCTTCCGGGCTTCGTGTTCGGAGATCATTTATATTTTCCGAAAGACATTAAAACTCGTAAGTAATCAGACAGAAAGGGGTTAGTCATGCGTAAAAGAATGGTTGTGTCTTGTGCGTTTGCAGCTATTGCTGGCGTATGCTTTATTGAAGGTTTGATATTGCTCAAAAAATAAAAAATGAAGGGATATGGGAACGTGGATCGACTAAGGAGTGTAGTGTTAACGCTAGACCATATAATGAACACCAAGAAAAAGAGGCATATCATAGGAGGGATTCTATTGAGTGCCTCTATATTCTTTGGAGGATTGGCTTTTACAGTCATGTCCACGCGAGATGAGAAAGAGGAGGACGAAGACTTCTATGAAATTGAGTAACGTAGTTATATTTGCAATCGGGGCCGCTTTAGGCTCCCTTGCTACTTGGAAATTTGTTAAAACCAAGTACGAGAAAATCGCAAACGAAGAAATCGAGTCTGTTAAAGAGACATTCTCGAAAAAACAGAAGAAAGAAGAGGAGTCTACTGATAAAATGGAGTCAGAAGACAAACACGAAAAAGAATACGAAGAAATGAAAAAACGGTATGACAAATGTCACGATATTATTGATGAAAGGGGCTATTTATTTGTGGAAAGACAAGATGGAACAATACCTAAGCCACCATACGTAATCTCACCAGAAGAGTTTGATACTCTTGACGATTACGGAACCGAGACACTCACGTATTACGCTGATGGTGTGCTTACGGACGATTTCGATAATCCTATTGAAGATGTTGAGGCTATGGTCGGAGTAGAATCTTTGACTCATTTCGGAGAGTATGAGGATGATTCAGTGTTTGTACGAAATGAACGACACAGGATCGATTACGAGATTCTTGCTGACGAGCGAAACTTCTCTGAGGTAGTTGATAACACATGAACTTCAGAGACGAGATAGCTAACGGATATTTCGAGTGGATGTCTGACGTTGTGTGCGGAGATAGGTTTCCCGAAAATGTATCATACAGGAAGCTTTTGATGTATCTGCACTGCACAGAATTCACATTCACCATCCGTAAGGACATAAACAGAGCCGAGGACGGAGTGGCTTTAAGGCGCCGTTTTACTCTTATGGAATACGACGAGGATCTGTCTTTATATTTAGACGGGCCATGCAGTGTACTTGAAATGATGTTGGCTTTAGCGATCAGATGTGAAGAGAGTATCATGGACGATCCTAATTTAGGAGATAGAACCGGTCAGTGGTTCTGGGGCATGATTACGAATCTTGGTCTTGGTGGCATGACGGACGATAGATTCGATAGGCTGGTGGCTGATCGAATTATATCCACTTTTCTTAAAAGGAAGTATGAGCCGGACGGAAAAGGCGGTCTGTTTACAATCAGACATTGTAAGCAAGATTTGCGAAGGGTCGAGATATGGTACCAACTCAATTGGTATCTTGACAGTATTATAGGTTAGAGGTGATAAAAATGCTGCATGGTGAACTGTATGAGAAGGTGTTTAAAACACTATTTCCTCAGTATGACGACAAGGTTGAGGAATACTATCCAAATGGTAGGAACAGTATCAGAGTTCGTTTGACTTTGGGGTATGATGTTATATTTTCGTACGACGAGGAGTCTTATAACAAGTATTGGACTCTTGAGAGCGTACCTAGCTTTATAAAAAGGCTGACTAAATGAAAGGAGAAAAAGTAATGTGTTAGACTTTATGCGGGTTTGCACGAGAACCCCGAAAAAGGGCATTATGGAGATCTACCCGAAGTTTATTGTGGGTAGGTGTTCCGATCTAATGATCAGAGGCGGTGACTTCTACGCAGTGTGGGTCGAAGAAAAGGGTCTTTGGTCCACAGATGAAGATGATGCTCTTAGACTCATAGATAAAGAACTTGACAAGTATCGTGAGGAAAACTGCAAGAATATCGACGATCACATTATCGTTCTCCATATGTGGGACTCAGACAGCGGTAGCATTGATAAATGGCATAAGTATTGTCAAAAGCAGTGCAGAGATTCTTACATTATGCTCGATGAGAAAATTATATTTTCCAACATGGAAATCGGAAAAAAGGATTATGCCAGCAAGAGACTTAACTATCCGCTTGAGAAAGGTAAGTACGATTCATGGGACAAGCTTATTGGCACTCTATATTCCGAGAATGAGAGAGCTAAAATTGAGTGGGCTATAGGCGCCATAGTCACTGGCGACTCCAAGACTATACAGAAGTTCATGGTGCTGTATGGTGCGGCAGGTACGGGTAAGTCTACAATCTTGAATATTATCCAGATGTTATTTGAGGGTTACTACTCAGTCTTTGACGCTAGGGCATTAGGCTCAAGTAGTAACTCTTTTGCATTAGAGGCGTTTAAGTGTAATCCGCTTGTGGCTATTCAGCATGATGGAGACTTATCCAGGATTGAGGATAACACCAGACTTAACAGCTTGGTATCTCACGAGCTTATGACGGTCAATGAGAAGTTTAAAAGTACGTATGCAAATAGATTCAAGTGTTTTCTCTTCATGGGCACCAATAAGCCTGTAAAGATCACAGATGGTAAATCAGGTCTTATCCGAAGATTGATTGATGTAACGCCATCAGGAAACAAACTCAGCAGCAAAGAGTACGATTCATGCATGGAAAAAGTCAAGTTTGAACTCGGAGCCATTGCCTATCATTGTAGAGAGGTATATTTGGAAAACCCAGGCAGGTACAACAATTATATTCCTCTTGAGATGATGGGTGCATCAAATGACTTCTATAACTATGTCATAGACTCGTTCCATATTTTCAAGAAGGACGATGGTGTGACGCTTAAGACTGCTTGGGAGAGGTATAAGCAGTATTGTGACGAGGCAAAAGTGCCTTATCCATATTCTCAGAGAAACTTCAAAGAAGAGCTCAAGAACTACTTCAGAGAGTTCCACGAGCTTGTATCTGGTGACGATGGAGATAGAGTGAAATGCTCTTATAAAGGCTTTAAAAGTGAGATATTCTTTCAAGAGCTTGAAGAGGAGAAAAAAGAGGAACAGACAGACTCACATCTTATTAGATTCGATTCTACAGAATCTATATTCGATAAGGAATATTCCGATTGCTTAGCTCAGTATGCGTCAGATAAAGAGACCCCGATGAATAAATGGGCTGGTGTTAAAACGAAGCTGTCTGATCTTGATACCTCAAAACTTCATTATGTTAAAGTCCCTGAGAATCACATCGTCATTGACTTTGATATTAAGGATGAGAACGGTAAGAAGTCATTCGAGAAAAATGTTGAGGCTGCTAGTAAGTGGCCTAAGACATACGCTGAGTTAAGTAAGAGTGGAGCAGGCATTCACTTGCATTATATTTACACTGGCGATGTCAATAAATTAAGTCGAATATATGACGACGACATTGAGGTTAAGGTTTTCACCGGCAATAGTTCATTGAGACGAATGCTCACTAAGTGTGCAAACATAGCCATTGCAACTATTAGCTCTGGATTACCTTTGAAAGGAGAAAAAATGGTGAGTAAAGACGTTGTTCGTACTGAAAAGGGATTGCGGACAACTATAAAAAAGTGTCTTGCTAAAGAGGTCCATTCTGGTACAAAACCTAATGTGGACTTCATCTACAAGATACTGGACGAGGCTTATAACGAAGGCATGCATTATGATGTGTCCGATATGAAGAATGATATTTTTGCTTTTGCAGCAAATAGCACAAATCAGTCGGACTACTGTCTTAAACTCGTGAAGAAGATGAAGTTTAAGTCGGACGATCCAGCACCGCCTAAAATCGAGGATACCGAGCTTGTATTCTATGATGTCGAGGTATTTCCTAACCTGTTCTTGGTTAACTGGAAAGTCGAGGGTGAGGGTAAACCAGTCGTCAGAATGGTAAACCCAACTCCAGAGGCAATTGGAGAACTTATGGAATACAATCTCGTAGGTTTCTACTGCCGTAGGTATGATAATCATATTTTGTATGCAAGATTAATGGGTTATACGAACGAACAGCTATATAATCTCTCACAGAAGATCATGTCTGGTGAGCCTAATTGCTTCTTTAGCGAGGCATATAATGTGTCATATACAGACGTATATGATTTCTGTACAAAGAAACAGTCTCTTAAGAAGTGGGAAATTGAATTAGGTATCCACCACCAGGAGCTTGGTCTTCCTTGGGATCAACCTGTTCCAGAAGAACTGTGGACTAAGGTTGCTGAATATTGTGATAACGACGTTATTGCGACAGAGGCAGTATTCAATGCTCGTAAAGCAGACTTTGTGGCAAGACAGGTACAGGTAGACCTTGTTAAGTTGTTACACGGTGCTACTGCTACGGTTAATGATACAACCAATACTTTGTCTACCAAAATAATATTTGGCAACAACCGCAAGCCTCAGGGTGTTTTCAACTACAGAGATATGTCTAAGCCGGTAGGGAGTGATCAGTACGAGGAGTACCGTCGCAAGTTCGGTAAAGATTATATTTTCAGAGTCTTTGATGACGAGGGTCTTCCTCAATACAGAGATTACAAACCTGGAGAAGTTCTTCCTAAAGGTTGGAGTATCTTGCCATTCTTCAAAGGATACAAATTCGAATTTGGCAAATCGACATATTTGGATGAGGAAATCGGAGAAGGCGGACGAGTATATTCTGAACCAGGTATGCATGTCAATGTGTGGGATGGAGACGTAGCTTCTCAGCATCCTCACAGTGCTATATTTGAATGTGTCTTTGGTCCCGAATTCACAAAGAGGTTTGAGGATATTGTAGAGGCCCGAGTTGCTATTAAGCATAAGGACTTTGATGCCGCAGGAAAGCTTCTTGGTGGGGCACTTAAGCCGTATTTGAACGAGGATCAGGCTGCTGACTTGGCTCAGGCTCTGAAGATTGTTATCAATTCTATCTATGGTTTGACAAGTGCTGCATTTGAAAATCCATTCAGAGACCCTAGAAATGTTGACAACATTGTGGCAAAAAGAGGAGCTCTCTTTATGACTCTTCTTAAACGTGAGGTACAGAAACTTGGATATCAGGTAGCCCACATCAAGACTGATTCCATAAAGATACCTAATGCGGACAAGAAGATTCAGGACTTTGTTATCAAGTTTGGTAAGGAGTATGGATACACATTCGAGACTGAAGCCAACTTCGAGAAGTTCTGCTTGGTTAATGATGCGGTTTATATTGCCAAGGACAGAGACTCTGGCAAATGGACAGCAACAGGAAAGCAGTTTGCGGTTCCATATGTGTTCAAATCTCTGTTCAGCAGAGAACCTATTGAGTTCGACGATATGTGTGAGACCATCGCCGTATCCAAGGGCGATTTATATTTGGATATGAACGAGCTTCTGCCCGATGTATCTGAGTATGAGAAAGAGTCTGAGAAACTCATGAAAAAATTACTCAAGATGGATCCTAATGATCCTGAAGGTGATCCAATAGCTAAACGAATTGATGAGCTTCGTCCACTTATAGATGAGGGTCATACATATCGTTTTGTAGGAAGAGTCGGCAGGTTCTGCCCAATCAAGCCAGGTTGCGATGGTGGTGTTCTCTATCGTGTCAATGATGGTAAATACTACGCAGCTGCTGGTACAAAGGGATATCGTTGGCTTGAATCTGAGATGGTTGAGGAACTCGGTAAGGAAAACGACATTGACAGGTCTTTCTACACTAAGCTTGTTGATGACGCTGTTGAAGCTATAAGCCAGTATGGAGACTTTGAGTGGTTTATATCTGATGAACCGGTTCCTCCTGTTGAGGAAAAGAAGTTGGACGAACCGCCGTGGGTAATGGCTTGCGGAAAAGAAAGCTGTATCGGATGCGAACATTTCAGCAACGATCAGTTCCATATGGATTGCGCATTGGGTTATGATATTTCAGACCTAATTGCTATGAACGAAGAAACACCATTCGACGTTCGCTAAAATTACAACTCCGGTAATGAAAGGAGTGATTATGCATGACTAAATTCAATAACGTCAGCACAAAAGACTTAATTGAAATTGGAAAACTTTCAAAAGAGATTAAAAAGAACATGGCAGACGGCAATGAAAAAATTGCTTATGACATACTTGGTGCTCTTAATGATAAGCTTTCTGATCTAAATGGAAATGTGCTGGAAATGGATGAAGTGCTTAAAATTGAATAGCGGAGTAAAGACTCGGCGTTAATTACGTTGGGTCTTTTGCTTTAAAATTTATATTTTGAAAAGGAGAAATTTATTATGAACATTACTTACGCACCAAGAGAAATCCTTCAGATCGATGAGGCAAGAATTGTCTACAGAAACTTCAGAGGCGAAGGATCAAAGTTTAACAGAGAGGGAGACAGAAACTTCGCTGTCGTTATCCCTAACCAGGAGATCGCAGATGAGCTTATCGAGGCTGGCTGGAATGTTAAGATCAAGCCTCCTCGTGATGAGGATGATACACCGTTCATGTATCTGCCAGTTAAGATCAAGTTCAGCGAGCGCGGTCCACATATTTATCTGGTAACAGGCAGGGTTCAAAACAAGCTTGATGAGGATAGTGTCTCTATTATCGATGATATTGATATTGTAAGTGTTGATCTGGACATAAGACCGTATGACTGGGAGGTTAACGGAAAGTCAGGACGTACTGCATATCTCCAGTCAATGAGAGTTACTCAGGATGCTGACAGGTTTGCTGCGGCTTATATGGATGAGTAATATCGCAAATAAATTGAGAGGGCTCTAAGGAAACTTGGGGCTCTTTCTTTTTTATGTTTATAGTCACTAAGCCATTGGACAAACCAACTTAGGAGTGATTCAACCATGAAAGCACAAGCTTATTTAGACATGATGAAAAGACAGCAACAAGAATTGACAGACTTTCCTATTGCATATGCATTTAATGAAAAGCAATTGGAAGAGGCATTGGAGAAATTAGGAGCGACTAAAGAAGAGTGTGTCACATATCTCAATATTGGCGATGTCATGAAAAAGACTGATGTGCCGGCTTTTAAAGCAATGTTGAGAAGGCATACTGAGGAGCTTCAGAACGCTATGAAAAATGAGCAGTTTGCTGAAGAGGCGTTCCGTTATGAAATGGATAACCATGAGTATGCTATTAACTGGTCCGGAGATGATGATGTTTTGGCAGCGCTTTGTCTTGATAAGCAGATGATTAAAGATTTCTGTTTAGAAGATGCTTACCGTCGTGCTCGTAATGCCCATATGAGATATATGGAAGAGTTGGGTGTGATTTGAAAGGAGAGTTAATCATGTTTGATACTATTTATATTTATGTGCCTACATTCAATCAGATTGTAAGAATTTCTGAAGGAACCGGAGATAATCTTCTAGACGAGGATATTGAAGCGGGCTATGTTGATTATATTTATTATGAGCAATATAGCGTTGAGACTGATTTTCCGGAAGTCGACGGCGGAATGGTTATGCTTAAGGAACTATTCAGAAAGCAGTTTAATTCAACAAAAGACTGCATTCCTAATATTCTTGACATGGCCTACGGCAACGACGAAATTGATTATATTTTGCTGGATAAAAACATTAAACTAAACAACTAAGGAGTTGTCACCTCATGCAAAATTCTAAAATTTTGGAGATGCTTGACAAAGGACAAACAGAAGAATTGAAAGGTTTATTGCAAGATGAGATTTATGCAAATTCATTAAAAAGTAATCCAAGTGCTAAGAAACGTTATGCAGCTATGAAAAGATATTTGAAGACTATTAGTGAGTCAAGACCGATTCTTACTAAGCCATGCGAAGTGGAGTTCGAGGGTGATAAGTATAACTCATTCACTAACTCATATTCCCTTGTACTAACAAAAGAGTCTTGCGGAGAGATTCCAATGTGTGACGAACCTAATAGATATCCTGATGTTACTAGACTTGTACATCGTGCTGGAGATCTTGAGACGGTCAATTTTAATAAGGTTCTCGCAGAGGCTAAAAGTAAAGGTTACAAATATTCTAAGAACGCCATTCACAAAAAAAGCGACAGTGCTCACCTTTAATTTAAAAAGTATGGATACACGTATGAAACTATGTGCGCCATCGCGTTTACTGCCTCCACATGCTGATTTAAATAATCTAAACGAAGCAACCATAACGTTTGACGACTGGTGCGAGATTGATGCGTTAATCGATGCCCTTCAAAGGTTTAGCGATGAGAACAAAAGATGTGCCGGATATTGGGAGCAACAGACTATTCATACCCCTTATACGCCAAATGAGATACGTGAGGCGTTGGGTATTGGCCTATGCCCAAATAAAAAGGAGAATGAATGATGGCGGGGATATATCTAGAAGCAAAATTAAGACCTTGCTATGTTTACATGAAAGCTGACATTAAAAAGAAAGCTTTGTTTCATGGTTGGAGCTTTGAAAGCACTGTTGTTGAACCTTCGTTAATGATTGGAGGACATCCTGGAGGAACCGTGGCGTGTACAATGGCAATTGTAGAATTGGAAAACGGTCGCATTATTGTTACAGCTCCAGCTAGTATTCCATTCCTGGATAATGAATTTGACGACTATTGCTGGGACGAGAAAGGCGGAGCCAAAAGGTTGGGTTGTAGAATTTTCTAAAAGTATTGTAATCTTACATGAAAAGGAGAATGACCTATGAAAAAGCGTAGTACACTCGGATTGATCTTTGACTTCATCATGGTGTTTGCTACTGGTGGGTTATGGTTGATCTGGCTGTTAATCAGATATTTGAGAAGAAGTTAAATAAGGTAACACAGAGCCTGTCTTAGGATGGGCTCTTTTATGTTTTTATTTTGAAAGGAGTTTTTATTATGATGACAATTAATGAGGTTCGCGAGCTTAAGGTTGGAGATACGGTGGTATTTAATGGTGGACATAGCGCTATTGTAATGGAGATACAAGCTTTTGGGAATGGCCGCATAGAGTATGTTCTTAAAGATGCGCTCGAAAAGGCATTTCATTATAATGACGTGGATATAAGCCGTTGCGCTTGTGGTAGCTATCGTTGTGAGCCTAAATTTCTGTTATTAGATAACGGTAGAGTCAACAAGCAAAAATTAATAAAGAATGTTGTCGAACCGTCTCCAATGATTGGAGGACACCCTGGAGGCGTTATCACATATTCTACAGGAACAGACTATACAGATTACTGCAAGTACAACGTCATGCGTACAAAAGAAATGTATAAACAAATGCTAAACGCTCGCTATGGTATCGGCACTGCAAGTCTACTTCCCGATATTGATGACGTTATATTCAGCGGTCCCGCAACTGTCGTCAAGTGGAAAGACGGCACTAAGACCGTTGTAAAATGCAATAAAGGTGAGAATTTTGATCCCGAGAAGGGTCTCGTTATAGCGATCACTAAGAAGGCACTCGGCAATAAGGGTAACTACTATGAGACCATCAGGAAATGGATGCATCCCGGTGTTACTGTGTTGAAAACTATCACAGTAAAATCAAACGGTGTTGAAACTGAGATAAATAAAGTCTCGTCCGATGATATCATTAAAATAATTAATACGGGAAAACCAGACGGAAACTTCTACTGCTATTCTAAAAAGGAGAAGAAGTACATTGCTGTTGATAACACGACAGGTGAAGCATTCACGGAATCCTTTAAAGATAAAAAGAGCTGCTTGGACTGGCTGGCGAATAAGGAAAAGACTGTATGAGTAGGCAATTCCTCTATGATTACCAGATGGACGCAGTCGAGCAAATGATAAATGGCTGCATACTTAATGGTGGGGTCGGTTCCGGTAAATCTAGGACCGGCCTTTACTATTATTTCAAAGAGCAAGGCGGAAGTTTTGTAGATGGCAATTATATTCCTATGAAGAATCCAAAAGATCTCTACATTATCACCACGGCCATGAAGAGAGATTCAAAAGAATGGGAAGGCGAACTAGCACATTATTTAATGTCTACTGATCCAGATAAGAACGAGTTATACAATAACAAAATTGTTATTGACAGCTGGAATAATATTAAAAAATACAAAGATGTTTACGGAGCATTCTTTATATTTGATGAGGATCGTGTAACCGGCAATGGGGTTTGGGTTAAAACATTTTTGAATCTTTCTAGGAAAAACGACTGGATTATATTATCCGCAACACCTGGAGACACCTGGCAGGACTATATTCCGGTATTTATAGCCAATGGTTTCTATAAAAACAAAACGGAATTTACTAGAGAACATATCATATATTCCCGATTCACTAAGTACCCGAAGATTGATCGATACGTAAACACCGGTCGACTCATTAAGTTAAGAAATAAGATATTGATAGACATGGATTTCTCAAGACATACAATTGCCCATCATGAAGATGTCTATGTGAAGTACGATATTTCGAAGTATAAGGATGTTACAAGAACACGCTGGGATCCTTATAAGAACGAACCAATCCAGCAGGCTTCTGTTCTCTGTTATATTTTGAGAAGGGTTGTCAATGAGGATGATTCCAGACAAGTGGCATTGCTTGAGTTATTTGAGAAGCATCCAAAAATGATAATCTTCTATAACTTTGATTACGAGCTTGAGATATTGAAAGGACTATATTATGGAAAAAACGTTAGTATTGCGGAATGGAACGGACATGCACACCAACCCGTCCCTACTGGAAAGTCTTGGGTATACTGTGTCAATTACGGTGCGGGGGCCGAAGGCTGGAATTGCATCCTTACTGACACGATTGTATTTTACTCGCAAAATTATAGCTATAAAGTCATGGCTCAATCAGCCGGCAGAATTGACAGGCTCAATACTCCTTATACCGACTTGTATTACTATCACCTCAAAAGCCGATCAGGAATAGACCTTGCAATCAGTAAGGCATTGGGTCAAAAGAAACAGTTTAATGAAAGGAAGTTTTGTAGGTGGGAATGAAAGAGAAAAAAGAAAAGGCAATGCTGGTGCTTGATCCTGCTCCGGATTGCTGCTGGGCTTGTCCTATGTTGGGATGCGAATCAAAAGACAAATTCATGTGTCTTATTACAGAGGATCACTGTTTTAACGTTGCTGAGGAAAGAGCAAGCAACTGTCCGCTCAAGATATTTGAGTAGTCACGTTAAAAACACATTCCTTTATGAGGAAAACTCAAATTACATTTTTGAAAGGAGTTTCTATTATGGAACAGATCAAAGGAAAAGTTAAGGTAAGTTTTGGACCGATTAGCGGCCTGCTTGTGGCAAGTGTGGCTTATGCAATACTTGTTGACGCATCATTGCGTTATGACAATTATAAGGAACATAAGAAGCTTGTAAAGCTTGGCGAATCGGTAAAGAGCCTTGGTGAGATGCTGATGGACGTGAACAAGAAACACGAAAAAGAAAAAGAATCTGAGTAAACTCAAAGGCGAGGGCCCCGTAACTGGGGCTCTTACTTTTTACATTTAATAGGAGGAGATTAACCATGCTTAATTTTATTTTCGGTATGTTTATTGGAGCTTTTATTGGGCTCATAGTCCTCGTACTTGTATACGAGTCCGAGGGAAATCGTAACTACGAGGAAGAACGTCTCGAAAACAGGTTCTACAACGAAATTTATGGTGACGACGATGATCACTTGCTGTAAAGACTGTGCTGCTCCTAAACGGCATGTTGGTTGTCACGCAGATTGTCAGGAGTATATTGACGAAAAGAAAAAACACGATGAAAAGAAAGCCGAGATTGATCGCAAAAGGCACACCAACAATGCTATAGACGATCATCGCATAGGAACAATAATCAAACAGATGAAAAGAAGGAGACATAAGTGGTGAGTAATGAAAAGAAAAAACTCGATATTGACGACTGGTGCGGCATTGTCAGCAAGGGTGAGAACAATACCATTTGCAGTCTTCTCAAGAAAGCTATCGACCTAGGTATTGAGGTGAATATCGAGAAAAAGGGGGATACTAATGTATCGGACAGGCAAACAGATTGATATTTACAATCGATTCTTTGAGAGTAACCGATGTCTTGTGGAACAAAATGAAAAAGAAAGGGATAAAGCGATATATGCTTGCCGATAAGACGGGTCTGTCCCGTATCGCTATTAGCAAGTATGTAAACGCAACACGAACCCCATCTTCTTATAATCTTGTTCTGATTGCTGACACGCTCGGGTGCCTTGTATCTGAGTTAACATATTTCGATAGATAAGTACGATATTTGAAAGGAGTTTTTATTATGATGAGTATTTTTTACAATAGCAATGCAGAAACAACAAAAGAGGAGAGAATCCAGCAGTTTAAGAAGATCATGTACAAGCAGTATAGCAATATATGTGCTGCTGATTCGATACATGATAACGCTTTTATAACTTTCTCAGACTGGCTTGACAGCGTTGGCTACTTTGACGTTCCTGCGTCACTTAAGCATCATGGAAGCTATAATGGTGGTCTGTTTGATCATTCTTGCGCCGTTGCAGAGCATCTTCTTAAGATGTGGACACTTGAGGGGCTTACTGATCTAAACAGTGCTAAGAGTGCAATTATTGTAGGTATGTTCCACGATATTTGCAAGGTGGATGATTATGTTCCTAATGACAGGAACTACCTTAATAATAAACCTTGGAAATCAAACCCAAACAAGACGCTAAATGGTCACGGCGAAAAGTCGGTTATCTTGATATCCAACTGGCTTACTCTTACCGAGGAAGAAATGCTATGTATACGCTGGCATATGGGTGCATTTGATTCTCCCGATAACTGGGATTTTTACAATCGCTCAATAAAGAAGTATCCGAGTGTACTTCTCGCACATACAGCTGACATGATTGCTAGCCAGGTTGATGGAATTTAAGGGGCGATATCTATGGCGATGTCAAAGAAAAGAAAGAATCTTCAAGCAAAGCTTAGGAGGAAGTACAAGTGGTCTACTAATACAGACTATGGAAGAAGCGTTGTTCTTGAAAAACGAAACGCTTCAGAGCATAAAGATCGATGGTTAATTCGGTCTAATGGTAAGTATGTTACCGATCTATATTTTAGCATGTCCGGTTGTGCAACCCGAAGAAGCTTGTCTGGAGATAAAAACGTTCGCGAGATACAAATAAATCTTAATAAGTATAGAGAGCGTCAGGGACAGCATGAGTTTTATGCGAGTCTTGGTGCCATGATATCTTTTGAAGAGCTTGAGCTTATCTACAATATAGCAAAGGCTGCTAGAGAAGAGATAAAGGAGGAAACAAAATGATAGTAGAGATCACAATCGCTGTAGCTGTGACCATTGCATTGATATTCTTGCTCCAGGTTACACACTTTAGCGGATACAAGAAGGGTTTGAGAGATGCTGCAAAGTTCATTAATGGTTTTATGGACTTTGCTATGAAAAATAAGGAGGATAAAGATGAAAACAGAAATGACATTTAAGAACTATCAGGAACTCGCCGAAAGGACAATAAATACTGATCTCACAGAAAGCAAGAAGCTGGCACACGCTTTGTATGGGCTGTCTTCTGAGACTGGAGAGATCTCTGGTATATTTCAGAAGGAGTTGCAGGGACACGAGGTAAGACGCGATGATCTTAAAGAAGAAGTCGGCGATCTTCTTTGGTTTACCGCTGAGCTTTGCACTGTGTTCGGCTTTGATATGGGTGAGATAGCTCAAAAGAACATAGATAAGCTTAAGAAGAGATATCCTGATGGGTTTGATGAGGATAGATCGGTTAACAGAGATCAATATTCGAAATAATGGTTTATATTTTGAAAGGGGTTTTTATTATGAGGCTAAAAGATATTAGTACGTATAGAGACGATCATGATTACAGATTTTACATGAAGCTGACATATGTATACAGTGATGCTAAAGGAAATGAGCACACTCGCATATATCCAAAGGTTGACTTTCCACTCGAGTTGTCTTTGAATCTACCTATTATAGAAGCACCATCGTTAGAAATGCCATCGTTTGGTCCCAACATATGTATTAAGTACAACAACCAACAGTAGATTTCGTATGGAGATGTTTTCATTCATACTGGATCTGTATCAGTACCAGCCAATGTTGATATTGTGGAAAAAATAGGCCCAGGTTCTATGAATGCACCAATTCCTGATATATCTACAGATGTAAGCAGATATGATAGATATATTGATGTATATTATATTGATTATATATCTAAACCTTATGTCAGGAAGATGACTCTGAAAGAAATTGAGAAAAGGCTCGGCTATAAGGTTGAAGTAGTTTCTGATAAGAAGGAGGAAAAATAATCATGGAACCTATTATTAAAGAAAACCTTAATAGACTTTGTAGGGTTGCAAATGGTGATGTGGCTTATTTCATTGCTTGGATCAATATAATTGAGCAGGCGGCTAATGGAGCACTTATTCCGGACATTAAGGCTCTGGTTGAACTCCATACGGGGAAGGTTGTTAAATTAGATTCCGGAGAAATAACATTCATTGACGAAACGCATAAAGATCTTGCACTTCTCAATGAATATCTTAAGGAGGATGATGTAAATGATTAAAATTGAAAACACAGAAGTTATGGGCTGGGAGGCAGCCATCAGAGGTATGCGTAATCCGATGAACTCTTGGGAGAAGAGTGATAGCGGGTGGTTTTCTTCTGAAGATGATATGGGTGTCAATTATGTACAATACAATTCTCACTCTGACCCATCAGAACTATACTTCATTGGCTCAAACGACCTCAATCTTATGAAGAGACTTGCTAAAGCTGGTACAGACCACCGTAAGTTCATGCGTATGATTACAGTATATATGGACATCACTGCTCCACTATACTGGTGGAAGGAATTTGATACGTATAAGGTAGGTACGGTTGCAAACTCTTGCAGTACCATGCACAAGATCACAGAGAAAGAGTTTGAGATGAGTGATTTCAGCTGTGAACATATGAAGCCGACATCTATTAAGATAATGCATGATGTCATTGATATCCTTAACAAATACCGTGCAGACTATAACAATCCAGAGGCCGAGAAACTTGGCGTTAAGAAAGATTACTGGTGGCAGATGATACAGATTCTGCCGAGCTCTTACAACCAGCGAAGAACAGTTATGCTTAACTATGAAGTTCTCGCAAACATCTATAAGTCTCGCAAGGATCATAAACTAGATGAGTGGAGAGTTCACGAAACTCCAGAAGAGCACAAATTCAGGAATAAAGACTTTTCTTCCGGTATGTGGGGGTTCTGCGATTGGATTGAGAGCCTGCCATATTCGGAGTTGATCACTAAGAAAGGAGAAAATAACAATGAGCATGACTGAGTGGGCTAAGCGAGAAATCGAAATTGCCATTAAGAAAGAAAGAGGAGACGGGGACCCAAACGAATGGGATTATGGATGCGCCTGTTACGAAAGTGCATATAAGGCGTTTCTGAGTCTTTGCGAGGATAAGCACAGCGGTTATAGCATAGGCTTCACTAAGGAAATCCTAAATCGACTTATTGATGGTAAACCGTTGACGCCGATTGAAGACGTGCCCGATGTTTGGTCTAAAATTACTTGTCTTAAAAATGAATGTACCGCATATCGGTGTAAACGTATGAGCTCACTCTTTAAGCACGTCTATACTGATGGTACAGTTAAGTATAACGATATTGACCGTTATATTTGTGTTAATAAAGATCGCCCGAGATCTTCCGGTTGGTGTAACGGATTTATCAATAGGCTGCTCGATGAAAAATACCCAATCACTATGCCCTACTGTCCACCGACTAAGCCATTCGTTGTCTATTGCACTGAGGGTCTGAGTGATCCCAAAAACGGTGACTTTGACACTATTGGCATTTGGTATGTTGACAAACCTAATGGAGAACGTGATGTAATTGAGCGTTTTTCAAGGACGATGAAAATGGGTCAAGCTATATTGAGATTGATCGACAAGAATATGAAAAAAGGATGAAAAAGGATAAAAACGTGAAATAAACATACTCCTTTATGAAAGGAGTTGATTGATTATGTTTAGAGAAATTAGAACATCAGAGCATATCAGTGAGGAAGATGAAAAAAGACTCGAGGAAGAAAGAAGAAAAAACCAAGGGTACTTGAAGATCAAGCCAAAGACTGATATAACTTTTGAGGAATGCGAAGCATTTTGGAACTCTGTATTTCACGGAGAGGAGTCCTAACCAAGGGCTCTTTTCTTTTATATTTTAAGGAGGAAATATTTATGAAAAGATTTCAGAAACTTGATGACGCTAGCAGAGCATCGATCATTATTGTTACATGGTCAATTGCGTTTGATGCTGCGATGATATTCTGTACAGCTATTTGGTGGCTTATATTTATTTTTGTAAGCTTATCATGGACTATGTATCTAATCTATGATACTAAGCTCGAGCAGATGGAGAAAAGACTTGAGCGAAAGAAAAAAATAATGAATGCCATGTATCGCGAAAGCATGAACTTTGCTAAGGACTATGAGGGTAAAGAAAGGAAGAATATTCGATGAACGAGATGAAGTGGAAGATCTGGTTTAAAACTTTTAACGATGCTGGTACACAAACTGGTGCTGGTGTTTACATTGATTCTTATACCAGAAAAGGTAATGCTGTTCGTGCAGCTAAGAAACAGTTTGATGGACTTAAAGGATCCGAATGGGTCGTTAGTCAGACAAATCCATCTATTGTAAAGGAGTGATATTTGATGAGAAGGATAAAAATTTTTGAAAAGAGATGTGCATCTTGTAAGCATTCAGCGCTTGTGGACGATTGGGGTGACCTGAAATGTATGGTTAAAAAGTGCTTGGTTTTGTCTTGCGATACGTGTGAATCGTATGAAAAGCGAGCTGAGAACGAGGAAATCGGTGAGGCCAAAGGTGTTGAAGATGCATAAAACGTGAGGGTTTTGAGTTAACTAATACTTAATTCAGGTGATTTGAAAGTTAACTAATACTTAATTCAGGTGATTTGAAAGTTAACTAATACTGAACAGGTACTTATTTTTTACTTAACCATCAGTAAATTGGATGCTTTAGTATTAGTTAATTTTTGACCCGATTTAGTATATGTTAAGTTTTGCGTTTTTAAAGGGGTCTCGGAAACCGCGTAAATACGTGCTTTGCGGGCTTTTTATTTTTTACTTAACATATACTTAATTACCCCTATTAATATGATAAAAAATATAAAAAATATATATTAATAATAGGCCCCCTTAAGTATAGGTTAAGCGGTTTAGTATTAGTAAACTTTTATATTTTCACTTCAAAGGAGATGAAACAAATGTCAGAGGTAGAGTGGATGGATATTTTCGGGGACAACCTACGAGATATCCTCAAAGAACAAAACATGTCAAGAAGAGAGCTTGCTCAAGTTCTTGATTTGTCCGAAGCCACAATAAGTAACTACATCAATAAGAAGCAGATACCTACAATGGAAGTCATTGTTAATATGGCATACGAGCTTAGCATGAGTATTGATGAGCTTATAGACTTTGGCGACACGGTTCACTGAGCTCTATGTTTGTAAAGGAGATGATCAAATGAAGAGGGAAGAATGGCTTTGTGGTTTTAGATTCAGAGTTAGACAACTTATGAATGAGAAAAATGTAACACAAAGGGAATTGGCTGATGAACTGTATATATCAGAAGCAGCAGTCAGTAGACTGTTAAATGGTAACTTAATGCCGTCAATGAAGACAGTTATAAACATATCATATGCATTGAATGTGTCTATCGATAGAATTGCATATTTGGGCGGACGTATCAATTAATTACATATTTTAAGAGAAGGAGAGTGTTAGCGAAATCTGCACTCTCTTTTCTTTTTTGCTCATTTTAGATTTTTAAGCATATTTTAGGATTCGCGAAAAAAACATTGACTGTTATGAAGAGAAGAAGCGAATATGCATATTTTATGCGGTCGCTTTTAGCTTTTGATTTATTTTTTGAAAGGAGTGTTTACGTCATGCTGGAAAACAAGTTTCAGGCAAATCTCATCAAAGAGATTAAAACTATATTTCCTAATGCAATTGTTGTGAAGAATGATTCGAGTTACATACAGGGTATCCCGGATCTAACGGTGTTTGTCAAAGACAGGTGGGCAACTCTCGAATGCAAAAAGAAGGCTGGTGCCAAGCATCAGCCAAACCAGGATTATTATGTCGATAAAATGGATCATATGTCCTTTAGCCGATTTATATATCCTGAGAACAAAAAAGAAGTGCTCAATGATCTTCAGGCACATTTTTGTACTCAGGGCGAGGAGGCTGTTAACAAATGATATTCAATGATCATTCAAAACTAGAAGGACTTCATGCTCCTTTTAGTCCAAGCAAAGCTAGCTGGATTATATATACCGATGAAAAGGCACTTGACGTTCTACAGAACATGAAAGCAGCAGCCATGGGTACGAGATTACATGCCTGGGCTAAAGAAACAATTGATCTTGGTATTAAGCAACCTAAGTCTAAGAAAACCCTATCCGCATATGTAAACGATGCAATAGGTTTCAAGATGAATACCGAGGTTGTTTTATTTTATTCCACAAGATTCTTTGGAACTGCGGATGCTATTTCTTTTAGAGATAATACTCTCAGAATCCACGATCTTAAAACTGGCAAAACACCAGTACATATGGAGCAGCTTGAAATTTATGCGGCTCTTTTCTGTTTGGAATACAAGATTAAACCGCAAGACATACATATGGAGTTAAGAATCTATCAGAATGACGAGATTCTCTATCACAATCCAACAGCAGAAGATATTCTTCCGATCATGGATCAGATAGTTCATCTCGATAATTTGTTTGAGACTATCGAACGTAAGGAGGGGTAACCGTGAATCCGGTAGCAGAAGAACTTAAATCATATTTAGGATGCTCGGATGACGAGCCAAAACTTGCGCATTATGGTATGCCTCGTAGATCAGGTCGATACCCTTGGGGATCTGGAGATAATCCATATCAGCATGGCGAGGATTTTATATCTCGTATTGACGCTCTCAAAAAAGACGGTTGGACCGAAACCCCTGAAAATATTAAGAGTGCTTTTGGCCTTACTACCACTCAGTATCGTACTCAGAAAGCCCTCGCAAAAGACGAGAGAAGAATGTACCAGGTTAACATGGCTAAATCTTTGAAAGAGGATGGTCTTGGCGCTACTGAAATCGGTAAGAAGATGGGTCTTCCTGAATCCACAGTAAGATCTCTTCTTAATCAGAAGTCTGAAGCTCGTATGAAAGCAGCAAGAGAAACTGCTAGTTTCATCAAAGATCAGATTGATAAGAAGGGTATGGTTGATGTTGGTACTGGCGTTGAAAAAGAACTCAACATTTCAAAAGAGAAGCTTAATCAGGCTTTAGCTATTCTCGAAGCAGAAGGATATTCTGTTTACGGAGGTAGAGTACCTCAGGCAACAAACAGCAATCAAATGACAACCATTAAGGTTGCTTGCCCTCCAGGAACTCAGCACAAGGATATTTATAACTATGAGAATGTTCATAGCCTTAATGACTATATCACTCGTGATGGTGGAGAAACATTCGAAAAGAAGTTCACATATCCATCATCAATGGACTCTAAAAGACTCATGATTCGCTATAAGGAAGATGGCGGAATTGAGAAAGATGGAGTTATTGAGTTGAGAAGAAATGTACCTGATCTATCTCTTGGCGAATCAAGATATTCTCAGGTTCGTATTCTTGTAGATGGTACACACTATCTCAAAGGTATGGCTGTATATTCTGATGATATGCCAGATGGTGTTGATGTTATATTCAATACCAACAAGAAGAAAGGTACGCCAGCTCTTGGCCCAAAGGATAATACCGTTCTGAAAAGAATAAAAGATGATCCCGATAACCCATTCGGATCAGCGATCAAAGATGCCGAGTTGGGTGGACAGTATTGGTATGATCCTAAAACAGGAAAGCGAGTCTCCGGAAGTGATAGTAATCCTAACAAGAAGCTTGGTCTTATTAATAAAAGATCTGATGAAGGAGACTGGACTGAGTGGAAGGATGCTTTGCCATCTCAGTTCCTATCCAAACAGTCATTACAAATGGCCAAGAAGCAGCTTGGTATAGCTATTGCAGACAAGCAGGCTGAGTATGATGAGCTTTGTTCACTAACCAATCCAACCGTAAAGAAACATCTACTTAGTAAGTTTGCGGATGAGTGCGATTCAGCAGCCGTACATCTTCAGGCAGCAGCATTGCCTGGTCAAAAGTATCATGTAATACTCCCAATCACATCTCTTAAAGAGAATGAAGTGTATGCTCCTGGTTACAAGGATGGATCAAAGCTTGCGTTGATTCGTTATCCCCATGGTGGAACATTTGAGATACCTATACTTACTGTTAATAATAAGAATGCTGATGGCGCTAAGACAATTGGTAAGACATCCATTGATGCTGTTGGTATCAACAGTAAAGTAGCAGAGAGATTGTCAGGTGCAGACTTTGATGGTGATACAGTTATGTGTATCCCAACACACGACAGAGCAGGCAAGGTAAAGATTACTTCTACTCCTCCTCTTAAAGGTCTTGAAGGATTTGACTCCAAAGACTATGCGTATTCATACGATGACATCACGTCTGGCAAGGCTCGTATAATGAGAAACACTCAGACGGAGATGGGAAAGATCTCTAATCTTATCACGGACATGACTCTTAAAGGAGCAACCCAAGATGAGCTCGCGGCAGCTGTTCGTCATAGCATGGTAGTCATTGATGCAGAGAAGCATAAGCTTAACTACAAGCAGAGCGAGATCGATAACAATATCTCCGCCCTCAAGAAGAAGTACCAGAATGGCGGTGGTGCATCAACCCTCATCTCCAGAAGTAAGGGCGAGACGCCAGTGCTCAAAAGACAAGGCACTCCACATATAAACATCAAGGGTGATCCGCTATATGACCCCACTAAACCAGAGGGATCACTAGTCTATAAGACTGCCGATGATCTGGAATACCAGGTATCTAAGGTGAACCGTCGTACAGGTGAGGTGACTAAAGTTACAAAGCAACGTACCCAGAAGAGTACCCGCATGGCAGAGACTAGCGATGCTAGAACTCTTATCTCTGATGCAGATACCCCTATGGAAAGAGCCTATGCGGAGTATGCTAATAAAATGAAGTCCCTGGCTAATCAGTCTCGTCTTGAGATGGTTAATACAGGTAAGATAGCATACTCTAAAACAGCTAAAGCAGAATATGAACCAGAAGTAAAGTCTCTTAAGAAGAAGCTTGATAACGCATTACTTAATGCGCCTCGTGAAAGAATGGCTCAGCTTAAGACTACTGCTGAAGTCAATGCTAAAAAGCAGAATGCTAAGGCTTCTGGTAAAGAGCTTACAAAGGATGAGATAAAGAAGGCCAGTCAGCAGGCTGTTACTAAATATAGACAGGAAGTTGGTTCTATTAAAAGAAGCGACAGATCTATCAAGATTACTGACAGAGAATGGGAAGCTATTCAAAAAGGTGCTATTAGTGAGAACGTTCTTAAGAAGATCCTTGAGAACACTGATGTGGACAACCTTAGAGAAAGAGCCACACCTCGCACTAAGTCTACCTTGTCATCAGCAAAGATTGCACAAATCAAAGCTTTGTCTTCTTCTTACACAATTCAACAGATTGCTGATAAGTTTGGTATCTCAACATCAACAGTTTCTAAGTACTTGAAAGGAGCGAATTAACAATGGAACATGAATGTATGTTGACAACGTTTGACAATCCTTTTGATCCGTTTGAACAGTTCGTTTCTTGGTTTCTGTTTGATACCGAAAAAGGATACAACACATGCTCTTATGTGGGTAGAATAGCAAACATTTCAGATGATATGACAGATCAGGAAAAAGCTATCGAAAATGAAAGAGCAATCGACGAAATTATCAAATATGATTTCATGAATCGTTACAAAAAAGTAACAAAAACGTTTGAGACAGCGGAATTGTCTTCATAAACACACCGCACAGTCGTGAAAAGCATAAGGGGGGGTTGCTGAAATTGCACCCCCTCCCTGCATCGCGGCCCTCTTTGAAAATTCTCCGGGGGTTATATTTTAGAAAGCAAGATGACTTTAAAGGAGTCTATGAAGGTGAGGCAAACCCACCAAAAAACACCTGCCTGAAGTTTTTTCTCCTTTCAAAGAGTCATATATTCTCATCTTCGTAGATTCCTTTAGAATCATCTCTAAGAATAGTATAAAACCCGGATAAAATTGCCATAAACTGCGGTGAAAGTATCACAAAACTGAGGAGAGGAGGCAGTAAACATGGCAAAAAACAAACGAGAAGCGGGTTCATCTGGCGCTAGAAAGAAGATCAGGCCAGCATTAACCCCAGAAGCTAGGGAAAATCAGATGATTTCTCTGGCTGTAGACCTTGCGGAGAAACAGCTAATGGAAGGCACTGCTTCTTCTCAGGTCATAACGCACTATTTAAAGCTCGGATCGACCAAAGAAAGGATTGAGAAGGAGATTCTTGAGAAACAGAAGGAGTTAATATCGGCAAAAACCGAAGCACTTCAGTCTGCAAAGAGAATCGAGGAGCTTTATACAGATGCTATCAGCGCTATGCGAAGGTATAGCGGACAGGGTGGTCCAGATGATGACGAGGAAGATTATTAGAACTTACTCTGAGCTGATAACTCTACCTACTTTTGAGGAACGTTTTCGATACCTCAAGTTAGGCGGAAAAGTCGGCGAAGATACATTTGGATTTGATAGGTATCTAAATCAAGTATTCTACAGATCAGCAAAATGGAAAGAAATTCGAGATTATGTAATCATTCGAGACAATGGTTGCGATCTTGGAATGGAAGGGCATGAAAGTCATCAAAGAATTCTCGTACACCATATGAATCCTATAACAAAAGAAGACATCTTACGAGAAAGCGAGTTTCTTCTTGATCCGGAATACATGATATGCACCATCAAAAATACCCATGACGCAATCCACTATGGAGATGAAAGTCTTTTGATAACTGCTCCTATTGAGCGAAGAAAAAATGACACATGTCCGTGGAAATAAAAGTAAGGAGGAAATAATCATGAGTAACAAAAACACAAGAGGAAAAAGAAAAGAGCTTGATCCGATTGATGAAGTTGCAATGGAGCAGCCGGTCATTGAGGAAGTAGCATCAGAAGTAACAGAAGAGCCGAAGACAGATGCATTTCTTGATGGTATTGTACATAACTGCGTAAAGCTCAATGTTAGGAGAAACCCATCAATTGATTCAGATGTAATTGCTGTAATTAATGAGCAGGATCGGATCAAAGTCAAAGATGTTGACACTCTTAGTGACTGGTATTTTATTCAGCTTCCTAACGGCGAAGAAGGCTTCTCCATGAAGAAGTACATTGCAGTAGGCGTGTAAAGAGGAGTGGTGATACATGGATAGTATACTCACTTCAATTAAAAAGCTTCTTGGGATTGCAGAGGACTATGAGGAGTTCGACACAGACATCATCATACATATAAACACTGCATTCTCAAAATTAAATCAGCTTGGAGTTGGACCAGAAGAAGGTTTTAGTATTAAGGACAAAACTTCGGTATGGACTGAATTTCTTGCCGATGCAAAAAATCTTGAATCGGTAAAAACCTATGTCTACCTTATCGTAAGACTCGTGTTTGATCCGCCTCAAAGTTCTGCCGTAATGACTTCCATGGAGAATACGATCAATCAGCTTGAATGGAGACTCAATGTTGCAGCAGAGCAAACATCAAGCTAGTAAAGGAGGTATTCAAAATGAATGATGAACTTTATCACCATGGTATTCTCGGAATGCGTTGGGGAATAAGGCGAACAAAGTCTCAGCTCGGTTATAAAACCGGAAACGGCAAAAAAAGACAAGGCGACGATTTAGATGCTGAGGGTAAAGCGTCTTCATCCGGAAAATCCGGAGGATCAAAAAAGTCGGTTACAAATATGACTGACGATGAACTCAGAAATCATATCAATCGTCTTCAGATGGAACGTCAGTATCTTGATCTTGAAAAGCAGATATCGGCTTATACTCCGCAGCAGGTTTCGAGAGGAAAAAAGTTCATGAAATCTATGGAGAAAGACGTTATAACACCAGCATTAAAAGATGCCGGCAAGAATCTGCTCACAAAGTTTCTCAATAAGAAGGGCGCAGAATTACTCGGTCTTGATGAGAAGAAGACGAAGGATTCTATGGAAGAACTTAAGAAAGAGGTTATGGGCCTTAATCTTAAGAAACAGAAGATCGAACTCAATAAGTATTTCGAAGAGCAGAATAATAAGCGGGACTCGAAGTCAGATACCGAGCCCGATCAAAAGTCTAAGCCGAGCGCAGAAACCGTTTCAAAACCTAAGTCTAATTCAGAAACAAAGTCAGAAAACACAAGTTCATCTGTGGATAAAGGAGCCGAATCTACCCCTAAGAAAGAATCATTTACAGAAAGGATTAGCAATAAGGCTGAGAGTAAGGTTACACCTGGGCCATATAAAGATAATTTCTCAAGTAAATCTAGTGAAGAAGCAAAAAAAGAACGCTCCACCACAATGGCCGAAGCAGAGAGCAGCGACGCAAGAAAACTTGGAGAAGAGTATTTGAAGAAACTTTATGATATATAAAGAAAGTAGGTTTAAATATGGCATTATCAAACACTGCCGTCCCAAAATATTACGGTATGTTTCGTGATGCCGTAATGCGAGGCGAAATACCAGTATGTAAAGAAATCTCTATGGAGATGAATCGTATTGACGATCTCATAGCCAATCCTGGAATCTACTATGATGACCGGGCTATAGAAGGATTTGTTAGATACTGCGAGGAAGAACTCACATTGACTGATGGTGAGGATCTGAAATTGCTTGATTCATTTAAATTATGGGCCGAGCAAATATTCGGTTGGTACTATTTTGTTGAGCGTAGTGTTTACGTTCCATCAGAAGATGGTCATGGCGGACATTATGTAAAGAGATCTATCAAGAAGAGACTCGTCAACAAGCAGTATCTTATTGTAGCCAGAGGTGCAGCTAAATCTATGTATAGTTCTTGTATACAGAATTACTTTCTGAACGTTGACACATCAACCACACATCAGATTACAACAGCACCAACAATGAAACTGGCTGAAGAGGTAATGTCTCCGATTCGAACCGCCATAACCCGAGCAAGAGGACCTTTGTTTAAATTCCTTACCGAAGGATCGCTCCAAAATACCACCGGCTCAAAAGCAAATCGAATGAAATTGGCCTCCACGAAGAAAGGTGTTGAGAATTTCTTGACAGGTTCTTTGCTTGAGATCAGACCTATGAGCATTGACAAGCTTCAGGGATTGCGATGTAAGATTGCGACAATTGACGAATGGCTTTCCGGAGATGTTCGAGAGGATGTTATCGGTGCTGTTGAGCAGGGCGCTTCCAAGAATGACGATTATCTTATAGTAGCGACAAGCTCTGAAGGTACAGTTCGTAATGGAAGCGGTGACACAATCAAAATGGAGTTAATGGACATCCTCAGAGGAGATTACATCAATCCACATGTGTCCATATGGTATTACAAGTTGGATTCCATTGATGAAGTAAATGATCCTGAGATGTGGCTAAAGGCGAACCCCAATCTCGGTAAAACGGTTACATATGAAACATATCAGCTCGATGTTGAGAGAGCAGAAAAAGCCCCAGCAACCAGAAACGATATATTAGCAAAACGATTCGGCATACCTATGGAGGGTTATACATACTACTTCACGTATGAAGAGACGCTTCCAAGTCGAAAAAGAGACTACTGGGGAATGCCTTGCGCTCTTGGAGCAGATCTTTCGCAGGGCGATGACTTCTGTGCATTTACGTTCATGTTCCCTTTGTCTGGAGAAGCTTTTGGCATAAAGACAAGAAACTACATAACTTCGGCAACCCTTGCTAAACTACCGTCTGCCATGCGCATCAAGTATGACCATTTCATACAGGAAGGTAGCTTGATAGTTCTTGAGGGAACCGTATTGGATATGATGGAAGTTTACGAGGATCTGGATAATCATATAGCGAAGCTCGAATATGATGTCAGATGTTTCGGATTCGACCCATACAATGCGAGAGAGTTTGTCGAGAGATGGGAAAGAGAAAACGGTCCATTTGGTATAGAGAAAGTAATCCAGGGAGCAAGAACTGAATCAGTTCCACTTGGTGAGTTGAAGAAACTTGCGGAAGATAGATTACTTCTGTTTGATGAAGAACTCATGTGTTTTGCTATGGGTAACTGTATAACCCTTGAAGACACAAATGGAAACCGTAAACTTTATAAGAAACGTTATGAGGCTAAAATCGATGCAGTCGCTGCTATGATGGATGCATTTGTAGCATTTAAACTCAATCGAGAAGCCTTTGAATAAGGAGGAAAATCGAAATGGGATTTTTTGAAAGACTCCAGCATGGCTGGAATGCATTCAGAAACAGAGATCCTACATATGGCTATACGAACCTTGGTATGAGTTACTCATATCGACCAGATAGAGTTCGACTTACTAGAGGAAACGATCGATCCATCGCGACTGCCGTTTTTAACAGAATTGCCATGGACGTATCAGCGATAGCCGTTAAGCATTGTAAGCTGGACGAGAACGAACGATATGTTGAGACAATTGACTCGAATCTTAATTCTTGTTTGAGTCTCGAGGCAAATATTGATCAGACAGGACGTTCATTCATTCAGGATGTTGTAATGTCTATGCTCGATGAGGGTTGCGTTGCTATTGTTCCGGTGGACACGGCAGTAAATCCTACAAACACATCTTCGATTGATATTTTATCAATGCGTACTGGCAAGATTTTGGATTGGTATCCAGAGCACGTTAAAGTGCGTGTCTACAATGACAGAATCGGCAAGAAAGAGGATATTATACTTCCAAAGAAAATGGTTGCTATAATCGAGAATCCTCTGTATGCGGTTATTAACGAACCAAACTCTACTATGCAACGTCTGATGAGAAAACTTAGCTTGAATGATATAACTGATGAACATACTGCATCAGGAAAGTTGGATCTCATCATTCAGTTACCATATGTGATCAAGACACAGGCAAGAAGAGATCAAGCAGAGAGTAGACGTAAGGATATCGAGAATCAATTAGCCGGTTCCAAGTATGGAATAGCTTATACAGATGGTACCGAACGTATCACTCAGTTGAATCGTTCTGTTGAAAATAACCTAATGAAACAGATTGAGTATTTGACTAGTATGCTTTATAGCCAGTTGGGAATTACTCAAAGCGTTCTTGATGGTACAGCCGATGAGCAGACAATGCTCAACTATAACAATAGGACAATTGAACCAATAATCTCGGCTATCGTTGACGAGATGAAACGTAAGTTCTTGACAAAGACTGCTCGTACTCAAGGACAAACAATAACGTTCTTTAGAGATCCATTTAAGCTCGTTCCGGTAAACGACATCGCTGAAATAGCAGATAAGTTTACACGTAATGAGATCATGACCTCTAATGAAATCAGACAGATTGTCGGAATGAAACCATCCGATGATCCTAAGGCTGATCAGTTGATAAACAGCAATATAAGTCAGCCAACAGAAGAGAATTCAGAATCTTCTGATAATCCATTACTTGAAGAAGGAGGAAATGTTCAAAATGGATAATTTTGATTTTAGTGGATGGGCCACTAGAAACGACCTGTTGTGCGCAGATGGCAGAACCATTAAGAAAGATGCGTTCAAAGATAATGATGGACAGACAGTACCACTCGTTTACAATCATCAGCACAATGACGTAAATAATGTTCTTGGTCATGCTCTGCTTGAGAATCGTGATGAAGGAGTATATGCATATTGCTCTTTTAATAACACGGAATCAGGACAGGCTGCAAAAGAACTTGTTCAGCACGGTGATGTAGCGTCACTTTCCATTTATGCAAACAAGCTTAAACAGGTGGGCGGCGATGTTATTCACGGTGTGATTCGTGAACTTAGCCTTGTTCTGGCTGGAGCTAACCCTGGCGCATACATAGACGCGGTTATGGCTCATAGTGAGGATGGATCTGAAGAGGCTATCGAATCGCTGGAAGCAAGCTGGAATGAGAACATCATGATCCATTCAGCCGATTCCAAAAAGGAGGAAAAAGAAATGGCAGATGAGTCAGAGAAGAAGGAGCCTAAGTCTGAGGAAAAGCCATCAGAAGATGGAAAGAAAGAGACCATTGGCGACGTTCTTAAGACACTCAACGAAAAGCAGATGACTGCGGTCGAAGCAGTGGTCGGAAAGATTCTCGAAGACAACGAGAAGTCCGATAAAAAACCCACCAACAATGAAGGAGGAAAAGACGAAATGAAACACAACGTATTTGACAAGGAAGATACTAATAAGAGCGGCGTACTCAGCCATGCTGATCAGGAAAGCATTGTAGCAATGGCTAAGACCTCTCAGGTAGGTACATTCCAGACGGCACTTGAAATTTATGCACGGGACAATAAGCTTCAGCATGATGCTGTAAGCAGCGGCTTTGTACAGACAGGCGAAGGCAATGTAACAACTCTCTTCCCTGAGTATCAGGATGTAAGACCTGGAGCTCCAGAGCTCCTTACAAACGACCAGGGCTGGATCTCTGTTGTTATGAGCAAGGTACATAAGAGCCCAATCTCAAGAATCAGAACTGGCCAGGTTGATATCAGAAAGATCGATGAGCTCAGAGCAAAGGGTTACAAGAAGGGTAAGCAGAAAGCTCTCACAGGCAATTTTAAGCTTGTAAGAAGAACAACTGATCCACAGACAATCTATGTAAAGAATGCTCTTCACAGAGATGACATTATCGACATCACAGATTTCGACTATGTTCAGTACCTCTATAACATCGACAAGATGATGCTCAACGAGGAACTCGCAACAGCAATGATGCTCGGCGATAGTCGTGATGAGGGAGCAGATGATAAGATCGCTCCAGACAAGATTAGACCTATCTGGACAGACGATGATCTGTATACAATTCACGTTGATCTCGATATCAATAAGGCTAAGACAGAGCTCCAGGGTACAGGCACCGGCGTAAGCTTCGGCGAGAACTACATCTATGCAGAGGCTCTCATCAACACGGTTCTTTATGCAAGAGAAAACTACAAGGGTAGCGGCACACCGGACTTCTTTATGACTCCGCATATGCTGAATGTTATGCTTCTTGCTCGTGACATGAACGGTAGAAGAATCTACTCTTCTAAGGCAGAACTCGCTTCAGCACTCAATGTAGGTAACATCTACACAGCGGAGCAGTTCGAGGGCAAGACAAGAACGACATCTGATGCTAAGAAGAAGAAACTTCTCGGTATTATTGTTAACCTTGCGGATTATTCTCTCGGCGCTACAAAGGGCGGCGAAGTAACACACTTTACACAGTTCGATATCGATTTCAACCAGGAGAAGTCCCTGCTCGAAACAAGATGCTCCGGTGCACTTACAAGAGTTTACTCCGCTATCGCTATCGAAGAGCCAGTAGCTGAAGCTGCATCTGAAACTACAGAAGATTCATCTGCTAAGGGCTAATAAAATTCAAAATGGAGGTTAATCATGGCTAAGTGGTTCGGAAAAATTGGATACGCTGTAACGTCCGAAACTAGACCTGGCATATGGGAAGAAGTCATTGTCGAGCGTAACTATTACGGTGATATGACTCGAAATAGTAGAAGACTCCAAGCAGCGAGTCAGGTTAATGATGATATTAATATCAATAACGAACTTAGTATTATCTCTGATCCATACGCCATGAATAGTTTCCATGCTATGCGTTATGCAGAATTTATGGGTACTAAATGGAAGATTACTAATGTGGAAGTTCAGTACCCTAGATTAATACTGAGTCTGGGAGGTTTGTACAATGGAGAGTAGACTTAAACTACAGACCGAGCTTGAAAGAATACTCGGGTCAAAGAATGTGTATTTTCAACCTCCCGAATCAGTAAAAATCAAATACCCAGCGATAGTTTACTCGTTGGATAACATCAATACTAACTTTGCTAATAATTCGATTTATAAGAAGTCGGATTGTTATAACGTAACACTGATTGATAAAGATCCGGAAAGCCCGTACGCTGACATAATATTGAACATGCCTATGTGTAGCTTTGACAGGGCATATGCTTCCGATAATCTTAATCATTTTGTGTTCACACTATACTATTAAAAAGGAGGGCAAAACCATGCCTAGTAAGAAACTTGTTTGGGACCAGACCAGTGAGCGTCTGTATGAGACTGGTGTAAAGATGGGTGTACTTTATCCTCAGGATGAAGCGGGTGCATACCCTAAGGGTGTTGCATGGAACGGTCTTACTGCCGTTACTGAAAGTCCATCTGGAGCAGAAGCAACTGCACTTTATGCCGATGATATTAAGTATCTCAACCTTATGTCTGCTGAGGAATTTGCAGCTACAGTTGAGGCTTATACATATCCTGATGAATTTGCAGAGTGTGATGGCTCAGCATCAATTGCTAAGGGTGTGTCAATTGGTCAGCAGAAGCGTAAGGCATTCGGCCTTTGTTACCGTACAATTCTCGGTAACGATGTTGCTGGAAATGACTATGGTTATAAGATTCATATCATCTATGGTGCTATGGCAGCTCCATCAGAAAAAGAGTATGCATCCGTTAACGATAGCCCAGAGGCAATTACACTCTCTTGGGAACTTTCAACAACACCAGTGTCTGTCAACGGCTTCAAGCCAACTGCATCAATCGTTATCGATTCTACGAAGGTTGACGCTGAAAAGCTTACTGCTCTTGAGGCTATTCTCTATGGTAGCGAAACTGCAGATGCTCGTCTCCCACTCCCTGACGAGATTGCAACACTTATGGCTGCATCATAAGCCAAATATTTTTAATCGTAGTAAAGTCGTATTCAGTTAGGCTGGCGACTTTATTTTTTTTTATTTGAAAGGAGAAATTTTTATGCTTAAGAAAACTATTACTTATACCGACTACAACGGTGTTGAAAGAACAGAAGACTTTTACTTCTATCTCTCAAAAGCTGATCTCATGGAGATGGAAATGGGTACAACCGGCGGCTTCGCAGAGATGATTCAGAAGGTCGTAAATGCTCAGGATGCCCCAGCAATCATCAAGATTTTCAAGGACCTTATTCTCAAGGCTTACGGCGAGAAGAGCGCTGATGGTAAGAGATTTATCAAGAACGATGAACTTAGAGACGCATTCTCTCAGACAGAGGCATACTCTCAGCTGTTCATGGAACTTGCTACGGACTCAGATGCCGCAGCTAAATTCGTTAACGGAATCATGCCGGCAGACGTGAGCGAAAAAATTCAGAACAATGCGGAGACAAATAAGTTTCTCGCAGCTAAAAATTAATCGCGAAAACAATGGAGGGTTGAGGAATGCTCTCATTAATAATACCGGCAAATGAACTATGGGATGAAAGACGACAAGAATTCGTTCAGATAGATTCTCAGGTGCTGGAATTGGAGCATTCTCTTGTCTCTCTTTCAAAATGGGAATCCAAATGGAATAAGGCATTTTTATCTAAAGAGCCAAAAACATATGAGGAATCCATAGACTATATAAGATGTATGACACTCACTCAAAACGTAAATCCGGATACATATCTTGGCCTTACAAATGCACAAATCAATGAAGTTAATAAGTATATCGAAGCACCAATGACCGCCACCACAGTAAACAACAAGAATGGTAAAAGAAGTAGAGAAATAGTTACATCTGAACTAATTTATTATTGGATGATCTCCCTGCAAATACCATTTGAGTGTCAGTATTGGCATTTGAATAGGCTTATGACATTGATAAAGGTTTGCAATGTTAAGAATGCTCCTCCGAAGAAGATGAGTAAGAGGTCGATAATGAGTCGTAATGCGGCTCTAAATGCTGCTCGCAGAAAGCAGCTTAATTCTAACGGATAAGCATCTCAAAGGAGGTATTACTATGTCAAATGAAGAAAGAAACGAAGTTTGTAGAGCATTTGCTATGGGGTTTGATGCTAAACACGTATCTGAAGTCCTTGGCGTTACAGAAGATGTTGCTAAAAAGTTCGAATCAGATAATGCTGATGCCATTGCAAAAATAAAGAAGGAGATGAGCGAACGTGGCTAAGACATATAAAGGAATCGACCTTTCTCGCTGGAATGGCAGTGTTGACATGAAGAAGGTTAAAGCTTCGGGAATCGATTTTGCCATTATCCAGAGTTCATACGGAAACGTCAAGGCATTTCCCAATCAGAAAGATTCAAGATTTGACGTAAATGTCAAGAATGCCAGGTCCGCTGGACTCGACTTTGGTGCGTATCACTATATGTATGCGACAACCACTGCAGCAGCAAAGCAGGAAGCCGAAGGATTTGTAGCGCTTCTTAATAAGGTGAAACCAATTCCTTACTTTGTGGCTCTTGACATTGAAGAGGCGGCACAGGCAAGACTTACTTCTGCATCAAAGGCTAGGGTTATCAAGGCATTCATCGATGTTGTTGAGAAGGCTGGTTATTTCTGCGCTCTTTACTCATACGAGGCATTCTTGAAGTCAGTGCCTGAGTCCACAAGAAACCGCTATGCTATTTGGTGTGCGAATACATCGGCAACGCCATCTATAAAATATGGTGTTCATCAGTATTCATTTACTGGTCGTATAAGCGGTTGCAACGGTGACGTTGACTGCAATAAAACTATAATTGACTATCATAAAAAGATCGTCGAAGCAGGTTGTAATGGTTATAAGAAATCCCCTTCAAGTAAAAAGGACGATAAGACGACCACGGCAACCAAAAAGCCAGAATCTAAAACGGTTACATACACAGTAAAACGTGGTGATACGCTCAGCGCAATTGCTGTCAAGTATGGAACCACGGTCAGCAAGATCGCAAAAGACAATAACATCAAGAATGCTAATGTCATCTATGCTGGTCAGAAGCTGAAGATAAAAAAGTAAGGAGAAATTTCAAAATGATTACGTTCAGACAAAAGGGCGACTTTTCTAAACTGACTCGTTATCTCGAAAGAGTAAAAGAAGCGGTTAAGTTAGGAAATCTCGACAAGTACGGAAGAGAAGGCGTAGCCGCCCTTGCGTCTGCTACGCCAATCGAATCTGGAAAAACCGCAAGTTCTTGGTACTATGAAATCGAGAACTCAAACGGTTCAGCAATAATTTCTTTTTATAATTCAAATGTTAATAAGGGTGTTCCGATAGCTATTATTCTACAGTATGGTCACGGAACAGGAACAGGAGGTTGGGTTCAGGGAAGAGATTATATCAACCCTGCGATTCAGCCTGTTTTTGACAGAATAGCAGAAGAAGCCTGGAGGGAGGCCACTAAATCATGAGTAAAACGGTAGATGAACGAGTCGTGGAAATGCGGTTTGACAATAAGCAATTTGAGTCAAACGTACAAACAAGTATGTCCACGCTTGATAAGCTCAAGCAAAAACTTAATCTGAGTGGTGCCTCCAAAGGGTTAGAAAACATCAATGCCTCTGCAAAGAATGTAAATATGTCTGGTCTTGCTAGTGGTGTTGAGACTGTTAGAGCCAAGTTTTCAGCTTTAGAGGTTATAGGAGTAACAGCTTTAGCCAACATTACAAACTCAGCAGTAAATGCCGGTAAGCATATGATTAAAGCGCTTACTCTCGATCCGGTAATATCAGGTTTCCAAGAGTATGAGACTCAGATAAATGCGATACAGACAATCCTTGCAAATACCTCATCAAAGGGAACTACTCTTGATCAGGTAAATGATGCTTTGGATGAACTTAACCATTATGCTGATTTAACTATCTATAACTTTACGGAAATGACTCGTAATATAGGTACGTTTACGGCAGCTGGTGTTGATCTAGAAACATCAGTATCGGCAATTCAGGGTATAGCTAACTTAGCAGCTGTATCAGGTTCTACATCACAGCAGGCATCCACTGCTATGTATCAGCTTTCTCAGGCTTTAGCATCAGGTACCGTTAAACTTATGGACTGGAACTCTGTTGTTAATGCTGGTATGGGTGGCGAAGTATTCCAGAATGCATTAAGAGAGACGTCTGAGTTGCTTGGCACCGGTGCAGAAGCAGCTATTAAAGCTGAGGGTTCTTTTAGAGAATCGCTGTCTACAGGATGGCTTACTTCTGAGGTATTAACAGAGACACTTAAGAAGTTCACCACATCCGGTGCAAATGAGTACGTTGCTAAGTATACTGGATTGTCGGAAAAGGCCGTTAAAGCAGCTTTAGAAGAGGCGGAAGCTAGATATGGCGAAGCTGACGCAATAGATCAGGCGTCAAAAGCATTGGCCAAGAAGTCTGGTAAGAATGCTGACGAAATCAAAGATGCTCTCCAGATGGCGAAGACCGCCGAAGATGCAGCAACAAAAGTCAAAACATTCAGTCAGTTGATGGATACCCTCAAAGAGGCGATTCAATCGGGCTGGACACAAACATGGGAAATTCTGATAGGAGATTTCGAAGAAGCAAAAGATTTATTCTCATCAATTTCTGATTTTCTCGGAGGAGTAATTCAGAAAGCATCCGATGCAAGAAATAATCTTCTTGAAAGTGCTCTTGGAAAAGGTTTTACTGGACTTGCTGAAAAAGTTCAAGGTTTTATAAAACCTGTAAAAGAAGCAGCAAATGTTGTCACCAAGGTTAAAGATAGTGTTCAGGACCTGGATGAAATCGTAAACAATGTTATTCGTGGTGACTTCGGAAACGGTCAAGAGAGAATTAACAAGCTCACGGAAGCCGGTCAGAACTATTACAAGGTTCAGAATAAAGTTAATGAAGCACTTGGCAACAGCTTTAGATACTCCGATAAGCAAGTAGAAGCCCAGGAGAAATTGCTTGGAAGCCATAAAAAAGCAACTAAAGCTAAGTCGGATGAATCAAAAGAAACAACAAAGTTAACCGATGAAGAGAAAAACCGAATAAAAATATTGGCTAACATGTCTGAAGAGCAGCTCAAATCAAAGGGTTACACCGATGAGCAAATTGCTGCCTTTAGGGAACTTGGTGATACCGCCAAGAAACTCGGTATTCCGCTTAATGAATTCATTGATAATTTGGATGAGATTAACGGACGTTGGCTTTTAATTGATTCGTTTAAGAACATTGGAAAATCTTTAGTAAAAGTATTTTCTGCAATCGGACAAGCCTGGAGAGAAGTATTTGATCCAATAAAACCGGAACAAATATTTAATATCATAGGAGCATTTCATAAGTTTACATCTACTCTGGTAATGAGTGACGAAACAGCAGACAAGCTTAAAAGAACTTTCAAGGGTTTGTTTGCAATTATTGACATAATTACGACGGTTACTGGCGGCGCATTAAAGAATGCTATAAAGATCGTTTCAACTCTTCTCGGAATGGCTGATGTCGACATTCTCAGTGTTACCGCAGCAATTGGCGATGCTATTGTTAAGGTTAGAGACTGGATTGATGCTCATAACATCTTCGCTAAAAGCATTGAAATCATACTTCCTTATCTGAAGCAGGCGGTAACCGGAATAAAAGAGTGGATCGACACCCTTAAAGATTCTGATAATATACCGAGAGATATAGCGCTTGGCCTCGTAAATGGTTTGAGAGCAGGCATTAAAGGTGTAGTATCAGTGATGATTGAGCTCGGTAAAGCCATTATCGACACGATAAAAAGTGTGCTTGGAATTCATTCCCCATCTACGGAGTTCATGGAGATAGGTAAGAACATCATTCTTGGCTTGATCGAGGGACTTCAAAATGGAGCTTCTGCATTATGGGATGTACTGAAGAAAATCGGCTCCAAGTGTATAGAGATAGTCAAGAAGATTGATTTTGGAAAAGTATTCGCAGCAGCCGTTACTGTTGGTATGTTGTATACGTTAAAGAAATTTGCAGATATACTTGAGATGTTTGCGGCTCCTCTAGAGGGCTTTGGTGACCTACTTTCTGGAATAGGAAAGGCATTTACCGGTCTTGGTAAAAGCCTGGCTGCAAGTGCATGGGAAAAGCGATCTAAAGCGATATTAAACATTGCAATCGCAATAGCAATCCTAGCGGCATCAATTGCACTTTTAACTAAACTCGACACAAAGAAAATGTGGGGAGCAATAGGTGCTTTGGTGGTTCTTGGTGCAGTTGTGACAGCTCTCGCTTTTGCTGCAAGTAAGATGGGCGAGACTACCTCGATATTCAAGAAGTCTACAACTCCAATAGTCGGTGTAGCGGCCTCCATTCTCATTCTTGCGATAGCCATGAACAAATTGGCAAAAATAGATAGCAAAGATATACCAAAAATACTTGGTTTGTTGACCGCTATAGTTGTCGGGTTATCTATACTTATGGTTGCCATAGGCAAAATGACCAAGGGCGGAGAAGCCAAGAACATGGACAAAGTCGGTAAGATGTTAGTAAAAATGTCTCTGGCTTTACTCATTATGGTTGGGGTAATGAAACTCATTTCGATGATGAATCCTGGGGATATAGCCAAGGGTCTTATCGTCATAGGTATGATGAGTTTGATATTTGCCGGTTTGATTGCCGTGTCAAAACTTGGTGGAGAGCATGCTAAGAAAGCCGGTTCGATGCTCTTGAAAATTTCTGGCGCATTCTTGATCATGACCGCAGTTATCAAGATCATATCGTCAATGAACCCTCAAGAGATTGCTAAGGGTCTTGTGGTTATTACCATATTCGGTCTTGTATTCACAGCTTTGATAGCGGTTTCAAAATTGGCTGGTCAAAATGCGGGAAAAGCAGGAGCAATGTTACTAATGATATCGGGTACATTCTTGATAATGGCAGCCGTAATAAAAGTTATATCATCATTAAGCATGGGCGATATAGCAAAAGGACTGCTCGTTGTTACCGCAATTGGAGTTCTATTCGCAGCACTTATAGCCATGTCTGAGATAGCCGGTAAAAATGCATCAAAAGCGGGTTCAATGCTTTTAAAGATGTCAATTGCTCTGTTGATATTAACCGGTGTATTATTCCTACTTAGTAAGATGGATTCTAGCGGTCTTGGTAAGGCTCTTGGAATAGTTACTTTGCTTGAGGTTCTTTTTGGAGGACTTATAGCAGTAACAAAACTGGCGCAAAATTGCGAGAAAACCCTCATTACCATCATGGTTGCAATAACTTTACTTATAGCGGCCGTGATAGGTTTAACGTTTGTTGATCCTGGCAAACTTAAAACGGCAACTAAAGCAGTATCTGCAATAGTGGCCACATTCGCAACTTTAGTGGCAGCAACTAGCTTATTGAAGAATAGTAGAGGTCTCACCAAAGCATTGTTACCTATACTTGGTGCCATTGTTGTCCTTTCTGGAATACTGATAATAATGTCAGAGCTTGATGTTCAGGCTTCGATCGCATCAGCAGTGGCATTGGGCATACTTATAAATTCACTGGCATCAGCATGCCTCATACTTAGTAACGTAGGAGACGGCGCAAGCAAAGCCATACCAGCAGCACTGGCAATGTCAGGAGTAATCGGTATATTGGCGTTGATTCTTGGCATAATGTCAGCGCTTGATGTACAAGCATCCATATCGTCCGCGGTAGCGCTCGGTATATTGCTTAATGCTATGGCGGCAGCATTATTCATACTCAACAGTATCGGATCCGTTTCAATGGCTAGTATCGGCGCGATGGCAGTCCTAGGACTTGTCGTAGGTGAGTTGGCCCTTATCTTAGGCTTGCTTGCCCACTTTGATGTAGAGCCATCAATAGAGACTGCGGTCGCACTTAGTACACTGCTATTAGCTATGTCGGCGGCGTTAGTCGTATTAGGCGTAGTGGGTATGATGGGTGCAGCGGCATTCGTTGGTATTGGTGCTTTGGCCACACTTATAGCGGCTATCGGAGGAATAGTAGTTGCACTTGGAGCATTGTCTGAAAAATTTCCTCAGCTAGAAGAGTTCCTCAATTCCGGAATTCCGATTCTTGAGAAGATAGGCTATGCTTTGGGATCATTTGTTGGTAATATTGTCGCTGGTTTAGCCGACGGTATAGCACAGTCATTACCTCCACTTGGACAGGCATTAAGTGACTTCATGACAAATGCACAGGGATTTATTGACGGAGCAAAAAATGTAGATTCTAGTGTCAGCGAAGGTGTCAGCGCACTAACCAAAGCCGTTTTATTGTTAACAGCGGCAAACCTGGTCGAGTCAATAGCATCATTCTTGACTCTTGGTTCTTCTTTCGGTGATCTCGGAACCGAATTGTCTAATTTTATGACAAATTGTTCTGGTTTCTTGGAGGGTTCTAAGAATATAGACCCATCAGCCATGGAAGGTATTAAAACTCTTGCTGATGCTCTCTTAGTTCTTACATCAGCTAATCTTCTCGATCAGTTGACATCATTTATATCTGGCGAATCATCACTGGCAAATTTTGGTTCTCAGTTATCCGATTTTGGAGCTGGACTTAAGGGATTTGGTGATTCTGTTAATGGCACTAATACCGAGGCTATACAAAATGCAGCAAATGCAGCTAAGGCGCTCGTAGATGTTGCTAACGCTCTTCCTGGAGAAGGTGGATGGATACAGAAAATCTGTGGCGAACAGAGTATTGCGTCATTTGGCGATAAACTTCCTAAATTTGGAGAAGGTCTTAAGAAGTTTGCGGCATCGGTAGAAGGAATTAACACAGAGTCAATAAGAGGTGCAGCAGATGCGGCGCAAGCACTTGTTGATGTGGCAAACAATCTTCCAGGCGAAGGAGGTTGGTTGCAGAAAATCTGTGGCGAACAGAGTATTGCATCATTTGGAGACAAACTTCCTAAATTCGGAAAAGGACTCAAATCGTTCGCGACATCTGTGGATGGCATAAACACCGAAGCTATAAAATCGGCATCATCAGCGGCAAAAGGACTTGTTGATATTGCTAATGAAATACCAAACGAAGGCGGATGG